ATGCTGCACGTCCGTATGCGTCAACCTATGGCAGGCCTCGGCCTGAAGAGGCGACCCGACGACGCGAAAGAGTCAGCTACCCGGCTCCTCTTCGAGCAGACCCAAGTCCGCCAGCGCACCCTGCCAATTCAAGAGGAGCAGGTTGGCTTCGCCCTTGAAATCGTGACTAGCCGTGACGAGCTCAGACATCTCTCTGAACTTCGCTCCGAGGTGCGCGCGTGTAGCAGATCGACCCGACCCGGGGCCACTCTCGGCCCAGGGCTCGGTGGAACCAGCCCGACGCTCATCAACCAGGGCCTCATCGAAAAGATCCCCGGTTGGAAGTTGTACACGCTCAGTGAGAAGGGCGTCCGGGCGGCTCGCCTGTTCACGGCGGAGGGTGCTCCTCCAGCGTGGATCGATCCGCTCGTTCCCCTTCGGAACCAGGTGCGCGAACGTGAGAAGAAGCCGATCGACAACAGGGATAGCGCAGTTTAGCTGAGCCACCATGCTGTGGCCGACGGATCCACATCCGGCGACTTCTCAATGGCGGGACGGCATCGCCAACCAAGGCTCGAGAACTGAGCTGCGGTAGCTGGTCGAATGTCGCAAGTCAGTAGGCGTGAACCAGTTGTGGCGTCAGGTGGGCGTCGGCTCGGTCAGGTCAATGCCGAGTGCCTCCACCTCGTCGCACCAGCTCTGGACCAGGTCGTTGCCCTCGTCCTTGAAGCGCTTTATTTCGAGGGCGACATCCGCGAGTTCGCGGAACTTGGCGCCGAGGTGGCGGCGAGTCGGCCAGTGGTCGTGATCCCAAACCACCCCCGGTGAAGGCGCCCTCGTGGTCGCGATGCGGGCTTGGGCCAGGCGAAGTCCGTCGATGAGGGGGCTCAGGGCCGGTATCACGCCTGGAACGTCGTGCGCTGCGCGAATCGCTGCGAGCACGTAAGGACTCATTTCGATGCTCAGCGCGCTGTAGACCTTCGCGTTTTCGAGCGCACGGTAGTTGAGCGGCAATACTTCGTTGGCCATCCGGATCTCGATAGCAAGTTGCTGCGCCCGACGGGAACGGGCTATGCGCGCGTTGTACGTGGACTCTACGGCTCTCGTCTGTGCCATCAGCACTGGATCATCCTCGACGGAGTTCAACCATGCTTCGAGCCGGCTGTCGATCTTCTCGAGCGCCTCCGCCAGGCCCCACTCGGCAGGTTCGGCCAAGTGTCCCGCAGCCTCCGACATCGCAGTCTCAGCTTGACGCATCTCCTCCCACCGCTGACTCAGCATCTCGACTGCTTTGCTGACGGCGGTGCGATAGCGCTCCGAGTCAGGGTCGGCGAGTCGAAGTGACGTCCAGTCGAAGTACTGAATGCGGGAGCACAGCGCGAGCAGCTCATCGGAACTGTCTTCTTCGAGACCCGCAACGGGGGCGTAGAGGATGGGCATGACCAGTTTGGTGAGGCCTCTACTTTGAGCCTGGCCATAGAAGTTCGTCAGCTCGCGTCGGCACTCTGGGCGCTCGAAGTAACGAGGCGTGAGGACCGGCACAAGGAAGGTACTCGAATCCAGCGCGTTCTCGATTCGTTCTCGCCAGGTGTCGCCCCAGCGCAAATTGTCTGCATCGACGAAGAGATCGACGTCGGTTCCACGAAGCAGGGAGAGTTCCAGGCGGATGTGCTCAGCGAGCGCCAGGAGTCTGCCGCGGTCACCGACGTCGTCGGCATGCGCGTAACTCCAGAAGAGGGCGAAGGACATGTCGAAAGGTTAGTGGATGGGAAAACGGGGTCGCGATCTCCGTTCCGGACGGCATCTCTTCGATGAAGATGTCCCCACGTAGTTGTGCGTCAACCGATAGGAGCGTCCCACGACGGGATGATGTCGACGCGTTGCCGCCAGACCCCCGTGCCCATCCTCACCGGACGGAGGATGCGGACCTGGTGGATGAGCGCGCGCAGCATGTTGCGGCGCTCGATGACGGTCAGATGTTGCCAGTCGGCGACGAGATTCGCCGCCACCTTCTGCGGGTCGATCGTGATCTCGTCGGGCGCGGCCCTCCGGCGACGAGCCTGTAGCGCAGCGAGGTCGCTGTCGAGCTGGGCGATCGACGCCTCGTACGCGGCGTCAGGCATGTTTCCCGCTGACCAACGGACTGTGATCCGGCCCATCCGGTCCTGCAGCTCAACGATTTTGCGGTCGAGGGTCGCGGCGTTGTCCAGGTGCACGAGTTTCCGCTCCTCCTGCTTCGCCTGCGCGCGCATCGCCCCGTCGACGTCGGCCGCTATCTCCTCGACCCACTCCGTCACCCGCTGCTCTACGAGAGCCCGCGTCATGCAGTGCACTCGAACATCCCGCTGCTGCGCCGCACGTGAGCACTTGTAGTCGCGCAAACCGCTGTTGCCGACGTGCATTGGAGCGCCGCAACCTTCGTCACCGCAGAAGATCAGCCCCGTGAGCATGTACTTCGGTTCGATCACACCCGACGGCTGCGGCGCGTCGAGACGGCGGCGGACGTAGGAGGCCCACTCGTCAGCGGTGATCACAGGCGTGTGAGCGCCCGGGTGGAACGTGGCTTGATCCAGCCGCCAGTTGCGCCGTCCTGCCTTAGACGTCGGCCGCTGCACGATCTGGCCGGCACCGAAGCCGGCGTCGAGCAGATGGGTCAAGGTGACGCGCGACCATGCGGCGCCGCGCTTCGTCCCGTGGCCTGACGTGTTGAGCCATTGCACGATCCGAGTGAACCCTTCGCCGCTCAGGTATCGGCGGTACATCTCCGCGAGAATCGGCGCCTCGGTCGCGTTGGGTGCGTAGGTCCCGTCGGGGAGCTTGTCGTAGCCGTAGCGCGGGGCGCCGTCCGATGGGAGGCCCATCCGTCGCCGTCGGGCGTGCGCTTCCTTCCACTGCTCGCCGATCTGCTCCGACTGGAACGCGGCGTATTCGGTCATGAGCCCGCGCGCGAACCGGCCGGATGCGGTTGCAGTGTCGAGCGGCTCGGTGGCCGACTCGATACTGCCACCGGCGATGTCGCAGCGGTCGATCGCGAGCGCCCAGTCCTTGCGGTTGCGGGACAGGCGCGACCACCGCCACAACACGACGACGTCGGCGCGTCCGTCTTCGATCATCCCCATCGTGCGCTGCACCGCCGGTCGCTTCCATGTGCGTCCTGAGATGCCGGGGTCGGACTCGACCGCGACGACGTCGTAGCCCTGACGTGCGCAGTAGTCGCGGCCCGCAGTCTCTTGCAGCTCGAGTGAGATCGATTCTTCGCGGTAGGTCGACTGTCGCAGGTACAAGACCGCGCGCTTCCGGTTCAGTCGGGCGAGAGGGCGGGCCATCACGCCACGACCTGACGATGTGCCCACATGCCGATTCCCATCCGGGCTCGCACGTATGTGACGCCGCGGAGCTTCACGAGGCAGCGCTGCATGAACACGTGGAGCAGCTCCGTGGTCACGCCGAGTTCCTCTGCGATGTCGTGAAGGTGCATTCCCTCCCGCTCGAGTTCGGCGTAGCGCTTCGGGTCGATGAGCAGCCGCGCGGCGTACTCGTCGGCCTGGTCCTCCTCGGCGCGCGCATCTTCGCAGCGATGGCCGTAGTACGCATGCCCGAGCTCGTGCGCGATCGTCGAGACCTGTTCGATGGGGGAGAGGGCCAGGTCGAAGTAGACCTCTCGCTCTTCCTCGTACCACTCGCCGAGGACTCCGGGCTCGAGCCTGGCGGCGTGGACGGTGATACCCATCGTCGCTGCGTGATGCAGAAGTTCCCTCATGTCGCTCCCCCTCCCCGGGTCACTCTGCGTGTGGTGCGTCGTCCGCCTTGCGCGTGCCCTTCTTCGCGGCGGTGCGCTTCTTGTCGGGTGGCTGCTGAACGTTCGGCTCATCCTCGCCGAGCCCTCCGACACCGCCGAAGGGGCCGCGGACGATGTTCGACGCGGCTTCCGTTGCTTCGGTGATCGGGGCGTCGTACAGCATCGAGGGTGCGACGCCGATGCGCTTGGCCACCGCGAGCACGAGCTGCGCGTCTGAGGCAAGCTCAAGCGCAGATTCGAGAGTGGGCAGCGACGCCTCTTGTGAAGTCAAGAAGCCGGCTGTCACCAAAGCGGCCACGGGATTGACGCCGTAGTGCCGTGCCGCGGTCAGGACCATCTCGAAGCTGAGCGATCGGTTCCTGAGTTGGCGGCTCAGCGTCTCGTTGCTCACGTCGAGCTCCTTGGCGATCTGGCGGATCGACTGCTGGTCAGCGATCTTCGTGAGCCACTTCTCTGCGTCAAACATGAGTCGAGTATGACACAAGTGTGTGTCGATGTTGGCACGATTTTCCCACCAAGTGGACAGTCTGCGTCATGCATGGCATAACTGTCTCATGACCAACGCAACTGCCCCGGTGGTGACAATCCGCCCCGGACTTCTCGACCGCCTGAAGAGCAACTCGGGCATCCGTAGCGACGAGGCTTTCGCCCGGATGATCGGTGTCAGCCGCAGCTCCCTGGCCCGCCTCAAGGCGGGGGAGGAGCCCACCCTCCGTGCCATCATCGGCATCTCGCAGGCGTTCGGCCTCGGCCTCGGCGAGGTCGTCCTGGTGGTCGAGTCGGCGGAGGAAGCGGTCGCGTCATGAGCGTGCCGCGTCGGCCGTCCCGCCAGGAGGCCATCGACGCCGCGGCACGGATCTACCTCGCGGCGAAGATCCGGATCGAAACCGAGCGCGCTATCACAGCAGCGCACGAAAAGGCCGACAGCGACGAGCTGAGGGCGGCCTCGTGATCACCCGTGTGGTTCTCGCCGCCGCCGTCGTCCTCCTCGCCGTGCTCGTGACGCCCGAGATGCTCCAGCCCGTTCTCAACTCCGCTGACTTCATCGTCGCCGTCGCACCTCTCGCCGTGTTCGTGATCTTCGCCGCACGGCGACCCCAGACCCCCGCCGGGGACCTCGCGTCCCCCAGCGCCTCGGCTTCCCCCGGTGCCGAGTCCCCGGCGGGTTCCCCTCAGTAGCGCGCACCGCAGCGCCCCACCTTTCTTCTCCTCTCGGACGGCATCCGCCGTCACCGATGTTTCGTCGCGCCTCCGCGCGCCCCAACCCCTCCCGAAAGCCGAAGTCATGAAGCTGTCCACTGCGTCGATCACCGACGTGAAGCACGTCCTGTTCCTGTTCGGAGACGACCGTCTCGGCGACGCACCGTCCAACTTCCGGCTGCGCCTGCTGCACACCGCGATGGCGGCGACGCCGGCGGAGCGCGAGTCGCTCGTGCCCGTCGCCCCGGGTCTGATCGAGGCGTTCACCGTCGCGAAGACTCACGTGAACGGGGTCGAGCAGCTGCGCTCGATCGTGAAGGCCGACCTCGACAAGCGCGACGCCGCGCTCGACCTGACGGCGGTGCGCGCATGAGCGGCATCCGTCCCGTCATCAGCGGCCGGGAGCGCCTGGCCCTGGTCGTCGCCACCGTGGCGCTCGTCGTCGCTGTCGCAGCACTGTGCTGCGGGCTGGCGGTGATCGCGTGAGTGTCGTCGTGGGCTACGACACCAGCCTCACCATCACGGGTGTTGCGCAGGTCGAGCTCGGCGTCGGGGCGTTCGACCAGATCGAGGCTCTCGGCTGGACGTGGGGCCGCGCTGCGAACCGGGTCGATGACCAAGGCACCGTGCTCGGCATGCGTCGCCGCATCCGCCGGATGCTGACCGAGATCCTCGCGCTCACCCCCGAGCGGTTCGACCTGGCGGTCGTCGAGGGCCCGGCGATGGCATCCAAGCACGCGGCGCTCGTCGACGAGCGGGGCGCGCTGCGGTGGTTCCTCATCGACCAGCTGCTCGCCCGCGGGCCGGTGGTGGTCGTGTCGCCGAAGACGCGGGCGAAGCTCGCGACTGACAACGGGAACGCGGGCAAAGCCGACGTGCACGACGGCGCGCGGCGCCTGTTCCCTGCGGCCGAGATCCCGAAGACGGGCGCCGGCCGGTTCGACGTCGCCGACGCGGTGGTCCTGGCCGCCGCGGGCGCGCACGCACTCGGGATGCCGTGGCCCGGCGTCCTGTCTAAGACCCAGATTTCGGCGCACGCGAAGGTCGCGTGGCCGGTGGAGACGGTCGCGTAACGCGGCCGGGAGGAGAGAGCAATGACCGACATCAAGCCGACCGCGTTCCAGCGCGGCGTCCCCGCCGAGCAGGCGAACGGGTTCTACGGGATCGAGGACCAGCTCATCGAGATGCCCTCGGGTGAGCAAATCGTCGCGATCGTGACGTACTCCGTCGAAGAGGTGATGGAGAAGCGCAACGCGGGGGAGACGTGGCCCGTCGTGAAGGCACTCCACATCGAGCCGCTGCACGACGAGAAGGCGATCGATGCGGCGATCAAGCTGCGCGACGAGCAGTACAAGAAGCGCACGTCGCAGGACGCCCTCGAACTTCCCGAGGACGGCACCGAGTGACCGCCGCAACCGTGCCCGCCGTGCTCGCGGACCTCGAGGCCCGCGCCGGCGCATCCGACAAGAACCGTGAGGCGTGGCTCGCGGAGCGCCGCTCCGGCGTGACCGCGACGGAGATCCGCGACCTGTACCTCGGTGCGATCACGGTGCAGGACCTCGTCGACCTGAAGCTCGGCCGCAAGACCGACACCTTCACCGGCAACCGTTACACCGACTGGGGCAACGCCCGTGAGCCGGTCATCGCGGCCGAGCTCGCAGGTGAGGGGTTCGTCGCCGAGTCGCGCGTCTTCCACCACCCGGAGGACTCCCGTCACCTCGCGTCTCCCGACGGCATCCGCGTGACCTGGGAAGAGGAGATCGAGATCGCCGAGATCAAGACGGCGGCATACGACCTCCCGCCGGGCTCACCCGCGCTGGCGAAGAAGGGCTACGTCCCGCAGATGCAGTGGCTGATGCACGTCACCGGCGGCGTCCGCGGTCGGCTCGCCGTCGAGGAGCGGATCGAGATGCCCGACCGGACCTTCGAGCCGGGCACGCTGCACCGCCACTGGATCGAACGCGACGACGCTCTGATCGCCGAGCTGATCGAGATCGCTGACGCGTTCCTCGCCGAGCTGGATCGCCAGCGCGAGCACGGCGCCCCGGAGATCGACGAGGACGTGGACACGCACGCCGTGAACTACCTCCGCGGTCTGGCCGCCGAGAAGGAGGGCAAGGCGCTGAAGGAGTCGGCGTACAAGGCGCTGATCACCGCCGGCGTCTCGCAGGAGTCCCCGCTGGCGCGGGTGACCTTCACGCCAGGGAAGCCGGATACCGAGTTCGAGGACGTCGTGATCGACCTCGACGCCGCGGCGTCCGCGCACCCGAAGGAGACGGCCGCGCTCGAGCGGGCGAAGGCCCGGGTGCTGAAGCTGCAGGCCGAGTGGGACGAGCTCGCGGAAGACCACACCGTGACGCTCACGCGCATCAGCAAGGGAACAGGACCGCGGATCACCGTGACCGCGGGGAAGGGAACGAAGAAGTGAGCACCGCACTCGCACTGCCCACGACCGGCGATCAGAACTCGTGGTCACCGCAGGAGGCCGCGCTCGTCGAGGCGGCGGGCCTGGTCGCCGGGAACGGCAACAACCGGCACCTGGCACCGCGACCGGTCGTCGAGGCGTTTCTCGCGCACTGCCGCCGCACCGGGCTCGACCCGATCGCGCGCCAGATCTACGCGATCGAGCGCGGCGGGAAGTGGGGCATCCAGATGTCGATCGACGGCGCCCGCCTCGTCGCCGAGCGCTCCGGTGAGTACGAGGGGCAGACCGCCGCGCAGTGGACGGCCGACGGCATCACCTGGGTGGACGTGTGGCTCGACGACAGCAAGCCGCCCGCAGCTGCTCGGGTGGGCGTCTACCGTCGGTCGTTCCGTGAGCCGCTGTTCGCGGTGGCGACGTTCAAGGCCTACAGCGCGGGTGGCCCGATGTGGTCGAAGATGCCGGCCCTGATGCTCGCGAAGTGCGCGGAGGCACTGGCGCTCCGCAAGGCATTCCCGCAGGACCTGTCGGGTCTCTACACCTCCGAGGAGATGGACCAGGCTGCTCCCGCCGCTTCGCGTCCTGCAGCGGACGCTCCCGTGTCGTCGGACGCGCGCCGAGCGGGCAGCCAGGCCGACAACCCGCCCACGGCAGCCGAGATGCGCGCGCCGTCGAAGGACTGGCTCGCGCTCGCGAACGTCGCGAAGTCTCGCGCCGAGCTGCGGCCGGTGTTCAACGACGCGGCAGCGGCAGGTGACCTCGACATCGCGATCGCCGACGGCCGCACGCTGAAGGAGTACCTGTGGGCGCTTCGGGAGACGCTCCCCGAGGAGACGTCGCCTGCCGAGGACGTCGTAGATGCGGAGGTCGTCGAGGACGGCGAGCCCGTCAACGAGTGGCCGACCGCGGCCATCCCGAACGGCGACGCAGCATGAACGCCGGGCCCGCCCCGCTCGAGCCGTGGGTCGCGCAGTTCCTGCGCCGCGTCGGCATCGACACGCCTCGCAACGATGTGCGCCTGCACCGACGCCTGGTTGCTGGTCTCCGAGATGTCGGCCCTGGCCGGACTCTCGGCCAGCAGCTCGCGGCCGTCCGGTACGTGGTGCGCGACGAGCACGGCATCGCGGGGCGGGCTCTGGCGCAGGCTCGCGCCGAGCACGAGGAGAAGGTGCTGAACCGGCGCATCGAGCTGCTGCAAGGCGAGGAGAAGATCACCGTCGCGCTCGCGAAGGACATTGCCGAGTCCGAAGCGGCCGACGAGCGCCGGAAGTGGCTGGTCGCTGAGCAGGAGGAGCGGACGCTCCGGGAGTTCCTGAAGGCGATCGCCGACGACCTCGAGAACCACCGCACCGACCGTGCCGACCAGCGCGCCGGCGACCGGACCGAGGCGCAGGGCTACGGGGGCGGACTGTGAGCGCCGAGTTCAGCGCCGATCAGGTGCAGGCCATGTTCCAGCGCGAGGGCGGTGCGTGCTTCTACTGCCGTCGCCCCCTCGCGTGGGAGCACCGTGCCGCACCGTTCGCCAGCGGCTGGTCAGCACACCACCGCATCGACCGCGGCAATGGCGGACGAGGCAAGAAGGCCACGGTCACGTGCGCCGACGGCCTGATCCTCTGCGGCACCGGCACGACCGGATGCCACGGGGTGGTCAGCCACGACAAGACCCGAGCGATCGAGCTCGGCCTGAGCATCCCGCGTCTCGCGCGCGGACCCGAGTTCGACCCGCTGAACGTGCCGGCGACTCGAAAAGACGGAACGAAGGTGCTGCTCACCGCAGACGGCGGAGCAGTGGAAGTGGAGAACGAACGATGAGCGTCAAGGTGTCCAGCTGGGTCTGGCACGGCGAGGAGACCGCCGAGCTGGCGGGGAACGAGATGATCCTGCTGCTCGCACTCGCCGACGTCGCCGACGACAACGGCCGATGCGTCTACCTCACCGAGGAAGACGACCTGACCTACGGCGCGCTCGCCGAGAAGGCCCGCGTCGACCGGCGGACGGTCATCCGCCTGGTGGCGAAGCTGCGGGAGCGCGGGCTGTTGACGCAGAAGCGGGGCACCCGTGCGCAGCCGAACGAGTTCGCGATCGCGGTCCCGTGGCGTCGGGGTGACAAGTTGTCACCCGTCGATTCGGTGACATCTGACGCAGATTCGGTGACAGATCGTGCACTGATCGGTGACAACTCCCGCACTCGCACCTCTCTTATACGTACAGACGTAGATACGTCTTCGTCGGAGGCCGCTGACGCGCCCCTCCGCGACGATGTGAAGCGTCTTCTCGACCTGCTCGATTCGGAGATCGAACGCAACGGCGGACGAAAGCCGAGCCGCACGAAGAAGAACATCGACGCTGCACGGCTGCTGCTCGACCGCGACGGGAAGACCGTCGAGCAGGTCGAGGCTGCGATCCGGTGGAGTCAGGGCGACGAGTTCTGGCGCTCGAACATCCTCAGCATGTCGAAGCTGCGGGAAAAGTACGAGACGCTCCGCCTGCAGGCCAAGCGTCAGCAGGGGATGTCGTCAGTCGACGCGGGTCGTCAGGCTGACGCGATCCTCGCGGCGCAGGAGCAGCAGCGTCTGGCGGTGTCCGCATGACCGCACGGAAGGTCAACGTCCTGACCTGTGACGCCGACGGGTGTCGCGAGCAGATCGCCGCGAACGACGTCGAGAACGCCTTCGAGCTGCGCCTGCGGGCCGGCCGCGAGAACGGCTGGGTCTCGACCCCGTCGTTCACGCAGGGCGGGCACACGGACCTGTGTAGGTGGCACGCATGAACGCGCGAGAGGTGAACGTGCTCCTCACGAACGCCGCGCTCATCGACGGCAGGCTTCGCCGGGACGCGCAGGAGCGCGCCGATATGGCGACCGCGTGGGCGCGCGTTCTCGGCGACATCCCGCTCGCGGTCGGTCTGGATGCGCTCGCCGCTCACTACCGGGAGGAAACCCGCTCGGTCATGCCTGCGGACATCGTCGCCCGGGCGGGGGAGGCGCAGGCGTGGGTGCCCGCGTCGAGTCCTGTCGCGATCGCTGACGGCCCCGCGTGGCTTCGTGAGCACGGGGTTGACCCCGACGAGTTCCAGGCGCGTGTGGAGGCGGGGGAGCGACCGAACCGGATCCTCCGTGAGCTGGGGGTGATCGAGCCGTGAGCGAGATCGTGGTCCCCTACGACCTGGCGGCGGAGGCATCCGTGCTCGGCGCGATCATGCTGTCGACGAACGTCCTCGATGAGGTCCTGTCGATCGTCGAACCCGGCGACCTGTACGACCCGAAGCATCAGACGATCTACGCCGCGGTGCGCCGCCTGTACGAGGCCGGCTCACCGACGGACCAGGTCGCCGTCGTCGATGAGCTGGTCGCGTCCGGGCAGCTGATCGGGTCACTCGACGCGAACTACGTTCACGACCTGATCGACGCTGTCCCGACGGTGTCGAACGGCGGGTACTACGCGGGCATCGTGCACGAGCACGCCGTCCGCCGCCGACTCCTTGACGTCGCCGCGTCGATCGGTCAGATCGCGACGAACCAGAGCGTGGATGCGCTCGAGGCGATCGAGCTCGCCCGGCAGAAGGTCGACGGCATCGACGCGACGTCGGCGCCGGCGGTCGAGTCGTTCGGCAGCGCAGCGTTCGGTTCGTTCGTGAACGGCCTCGGGGAGAAGCCGCGCTACGTGCCCACCCCGTGGTGGGACATCAATCAGCTTCTGGGAGGGTTCCGTCCCGGCGGTCTGTATGTCGTCGGCGCGCGGCCCGGTCAGGGCAAGTCGATCGTCGGCCTGCAGGCGGCGCTGCGTCTCGCGAAGGAGGGCCCCGTCGCGTTCGTCTCGCTCGAGATGTCCCGCGACGACCTGATGGCGCGTCTCGTCGCGCAGCTCGCGCAGGTGTCGCTGCACTCCCTCGTCAACCACGAGGTGTCGCAGTCGGCGTGGCAGAACATCTCGATGGTCCGCCAGCAGATCGAGCAGCTCCCGCTGTTCGTGTCGACGTCGGACGAGGTGTCGACGATCACGCAGGTGCGGGCGTTCGCTCGGACGATCGCGCGCCGCGCGCCGAAGGGGCAGAAGCTCGGCGGGATCGTCGTCGACTACCTGCAGCTGCTCACGTCGGGGGAGAAGGTCGAGTCCCGCCAGGTCGAGGTCGCGATGTTCTCGCGGTCGCTGAAGCTGCTCGCGCAGTCGCTCGGCACCCCCGTGATCGCGCTGTCGCAGCTGAACCGCGGATCCACGCAGCGCCGCACGCCGCGGCCATCGCTCGCCGACCTCCGCGAGTCCGGCGCAATCGAGCAGGACGCCGACGCCGTCCTGCTGCTGCACCGCGACGAAAAAAACTCCCCGAACCGGCTCGACGTGGACATCGCGAAGAACCGGCAAGGGCAGCAGGGACGCGTGTCACTGCAGTGGGAGGGCACCTTCTCCCGCGTCGTGTCCCGCGCATGGCAACCGTCGGCAACCCTGCCGGCATTCAACGAAGGAGACAACTGATGGCACAGAAGACGATCGTCGGCCGGCTCGGGCAGGTCCCCGAGGTCCGCGCCGCCGGGAACGGGCACATCGCGAAGTTCAGCGTCGCCGAGACGAAGCAGAAGTTCGACCGCGAGCAGAACAAGTGGATCGACGACTTCACGATCTGGCACGACGTCGAGTCGTGGCGCGCCGCTGACGCGATCGCTCAGCTCCCGCAGGGGACGCTCGTGATCGTCGAGGGCGAGGAGATCGACGGCTCATACCAGTCGCGGGAGACCGGCAAGACGGTCCGCCGCGTGGTGCTGAAGGCACGAAACGTCGGCACGGTCATCGTCGCGCCGCGTCAGCAGCAGGCACCTGCCGGTCAGCCGTGGGGCCAGCAGTCGAACCAGGACCCGGTTTTCTGATGGCCGTCTCGAAGCGCACTCAGGTGCAGGCGATCGACGACCTGACCGAGCAGCTGCGGATCTCCAACCTGCTCGCTGCGGTCGCGCTCCCGGCGACGGCGCTCGCGCACGACCCGGGCACGCGCGCTCAGACGGCCGCCGCGAAGGCGAACGTCGCGCGCCGCAACGCGATCCGCGCGCAGCTGCGGGAAGCACTCGACGCCGAGGACGCGTCATGAGCATCACGATTCAGGTGGAGATGCCCGTTGTCGACGTCGAAGTCACCGACGACTACACGGTCGCCGTGACCGTCACCGACCCGCTCACGCACGTGACCGCGGTCGTCGCGCTCACCCCCGCGCAGGCGAGCGAGCTGATCGACATGCTGACCGCCGCGAAGGCGGCCGCGGTGTCGAAGTACTGGGAGGACCGTGGCGCGCTCACCCCGATCAAGGCGCACGGCTTCGACACGGACGGTCCCGTGCACCCCGAGTGCCGTGCAGGGAAGTGCGGCAACTGCGACGGCCAGACGATGAACGGCCGCGACGAGATGGTGCCGTGCACGCACGGGTGCCACAACACCGAAAGAGCAGCAGCATGACGCCCGGTCTAGTGACTTTCTATCCTTCGGCGTCGGCTGAATCTTCCCGCTTGGCGGCTTCCTGGTCCGCCCACCCCCTCACCCACGAGCGGATCGAGCCGCGTCCGGCTATGTCAACTTGCTCCGGATCGCGGACCCAGGACTCGACCCAGAGCTTGAGTAGGCGGGTCACCGGGAGTGCGACACGTATCCGCAGGTCGACGCTGAGTGTGTCCATCTCCTCTCGAGCCGCTCGAGCAGCGAGAAGGAGTTCTGTCGCCCCCGGTGAGTCAAGCACCCGAGCTCGTGCCTCGAGCCGCTCGCCCTGTTCGAGCCATTCACTGTCATCCGTCGCGAACTCGCTGCCCATGATCAGGAACACCGTGCTGCGCTCGAGCCACAGAAGCAGATCCGTTGCGAAGGAGGCCCGACGTTCCCGCCGCTCACTCGCGACAGCTTCCTCGTGGCGCCTAGCCTCGGCCCGCGCGGCTCTGATCGATAGCCAAACGGCGACGGCTGCGATGACCGTGCTGGCGGCTGCGCCCGCGGCGCCGATCCAGACGCCGGCAACGTCGGTCCACAACGGGACAGCGTCGGCCGGCTCACACGTCCACTCCATGCCGGGAACTCTATCGGGCACCATGCCACGCGCTTTCTCGGCTCTGAACGAGGTGCTGTTGCGATGAGCATGATGTCGATAGGAGCGGGACCGATCCTTACGCCGGAGGAGCAGTGGCGCCGGTGGGTGGAGCGTTACGAGTGGCACCTTGGCCTCGTGCCCGGTCTCCTTGAAGTGATGCGTGACGACGTCCCGCGGATCTCGTCCGACTCCCGCCGGTACGGCGCCGAGCGGGTCAGCTCGTCCCGCGACGGCGCCCCGCTCCCGTTCAACGCGGACACCCTCGACAGCGCCGACGAGCTGTGGGCGGCGCTCGTGCAGTACGCCGAGAACGTCGACGACCTCCTCGCCACCGAGGCGCCGCTCGTGCTCGCACCGCTCCCGACCGTCAGCCGGTGGCGGGCGCGGGGGGAGGCGCAGGGCATCCGCTCCACCGGGGACGTCCGCCGCGACGCGTTCGCGATCGTGGGTTGGCTGATCGACCGCGTCGACTGGATCGCACCCCTGCCGGTGCTCGAGGAGTCCGAGGACTTCCTCTTCACCCTCATCCGCCGGCACCGGGCCCGCTACCTCGGGGCCCCGTCTCGGCGAGAGTCGCGGCGGCTGTGCCCGCTGTGCCGGACGGGTGAGGTCGTGGTGACGTTCGTCGAGGCGCCGCTGTCGGCGAAGGGGGAGCGGGTCGCGAAGTGCTCCCTCTGCGGGGAGGTCTACGGGTGACCGAGGAGGAGCCCCCGCTGCTGACCTACCGCGAGGCCGCCGCCCGGGTCCGCCGCTCCGTCCGCTCGATGTGGCGGTGGCGTAAGCGGGGCATGCAGATGACGTGGGGCATCCGCGACGGACAGCGGGTCCGCCTGGTGCGGGAGGACGTGCTCCTCGCGTACTGGCGGGCCCTGCTCCGGGCGGACATCGCCCTCCGCCCGACCGTGATCAGAACAGGCACGGGGCGATGGCTGCCCCGCGAAACGACAGAAGAAGACAGGTGAACAGATACAGAACGCGGAGGTGCGGCGTCCCGACCTCCTGGACTATTCGCGAGCATCTCGCTCGGCCTGTCGACGCCGCGCCCTTTCAGCTCGTCGGCGAGCACCCCACTCGCCGGACAACAGCACGAGCAGGAGATCCGGTATGAGACTCAAGAGCGCGGAGATCATGTCAGGAGCGTTAGCGCAGCACGTACCAGTAGACGAGACCGTATGTCACCGCCATGATGGCGAGAGCAACCACCGCACCCCAAAGCTGACGGGCAACCCGGCGCTCACGGTTCTCTCGACGAACCTCGACCGGGCAAACAGTCCCCGGGCGGTGGCGAGTGGTCGGGCAGGTCGCGTTGTACTGGCACATACCGCGCTCAACCACCCTTTCAACGGTGCTATCTCGATCCCGACCGTACCGCGCAGCGGGCTCGCAACACTAACCTGCCGGCAGAAAGCGCGCAGCCGTGGGCAAGGGTGATGTACACGGCCCCAGCCGCCAGGTAGGCCGTGGCCACTGTGGGAGGAAGACTGACCCCGCTCGCGATTGGTCGTTCGTCACCTGCGTCGACTGCCTCGCCGCACTCCGAGCCGACCACGCTGTCGGCCTACCCACCCCACTACCGAAACGCGGGTGACACCCGCACGCATATGCCCCTCACGAGTGCGACACGCCGATCTGGCGCTCGAAGTTGACTTCGACAAGGTGACAGACCCTAACGTCAGTGTTGGCAAGTTCTAGCGGCGAGTGACGGCTCCCCAGCGAACTACGAAGGCCGGCCATCTGAGGCGTCGACCCCCATCTCATCCCGGGGGACGTGCTCGTGATGACCGGCCTTCCGCCTGTCCGAGCCACGCAGCCTGTCGACTGACCGTTCCCGCGGCCGGGTGAGCGCCCATGAAGCGCCCCGGCCGCGGGAACGCCAGCGTCACGTCGTCAGATCGTCGTACTCGACCGGCTTGACGTTGAGCGCTTCGACCACGGCCTGCATGCCGTTTATCGCTGCCTGCTTCGACGTGTACGTCTCGCTCGTCGCGAGCGTCAGTCCATTCGTTGCGACCAGCGTGAAGTAGTACGGCTGCTGCTGGCTACCCGACGGCTTGAGCTTGAACTGTCCCATCTCGATTCCCCCCTTCCTCGGTGTGGTGCCGTCAGGGTATCGGCGACGGGCGAGGAGGTGGGGTGAGACGTCGTGGCACGGACCAACACCCGCCGCCAGCACAAGCAGCGGAAGGACTTCCGCGAGGAGTGCGAGGTCGAGAACGCGCCGTGTTGGATCTGCACCCTCCCGATCGACTACGCCGCGGCGTGGGACGACTGGGGCAACGACGACCGCTTCCAGGAAGACCACTACTGGCCGGTCTCGACCCACCCGCACCTGCAGGAAGACCCCGACAACAAGCGCCCGTCGCACGCCGGATGCAACCGGGAGCGCGGCAACGGTGCCCCGATCGTCGACATCGGCATCCTCTCCCGAGTCTGGGCGTGACGATGGCCGCTCCCGTCACCGTCTACCTCATCCCAACCCACGCTCGGCTCGACGACGACTGCCCCGTCTGCGGGTGGGCGGACCTCTGGCGCGTCGCCCTGCACCGCCTCAGCCCGAGCGGCGTCACCACCGTCCACGAAGCCACACACTGCACGCGATGCCATGACCGCGACCGCACCTGACAAAGACGAGGGAGCGCACGTGACCGGCTGGGACGAGTTACCCCGAGCTGCAAGCCGACGCCGAGCGTGCTGAACGCCGCGTCGCGCGCATGCAGATGGGCGACGACATCGACGATTGACCCTCACGACAGAAGGAGCCCCACGGAGGTCCTTCGCGCGAACGGCCGGTGGGGGCCCGACCGTGTAGACGGTCAGTCACCCGGTCGGGGCTCGTCCTCATCCAGGATGAGCGTGCGGGCGATGTCCTCGATCATGTATGCGCGCTGTACGTAGGTACGCGCGACTCCGGGTGAAGGAACTGCCTCGCCGTGCGCGACCTCGTTGCGCACCTTGTACAGGCTTTCGACGGACTCGATGAACGACTCGGTGACGTGCCCAGACTTGCGCAGATCCTCGATGAGCTTCCTCGGCTGTCGTGTCGGGCGTCCCGGGCCGCCGCGGAGCTTCATGTTGACCTCGACCAGCACGGCGAGCAGTCTTTCCCAGGCGCCGATGATTGCTCCTGACGGGTCCAGAGTGATGCGCGTGTAGAACGGGTTCGGCGTGCGCTCTAGCACCGCCCCTCCGTCCTCCCAGTCGACATACCGCAGCAGCGCGGAGAGCCTAGACCCCTGTGCGCGGGGCTCTTGGGCAGGTGGAACGGGTCGGGGCGTAGCGGCATCGTCCGAGGGCTCACCGCCGTCCGAAGTGTCAGTCGCGGCTGGTTCTAGCTTCGGAGACGCGGGGAGGGAAGCAGCCGGCGCGGTGGCTTCCTCGATCGCCTCGTCCGTCGCCCGTTCGACCTCCTCCATGCCGAACTCAAGCTCACCGCCAAGCCCCTTTGCGTTCTTCACTCGGCCGATGAGCTTGCGGATCGGCTTGAGCAGTATCAGCACGATCACAAGCACGACCACCGGCCAGGACAGCAGGTGCCCTAGTACGTCCGCTCCAAAGGTCAGCGAATCGCGATACACGGTCGACCAGAACTCGTTCCACCCCATGCACGAAGCATGGCAGAGCGCGGCGCTTTCAATCTCCCGGGGGAGGGATCATATGAAGGTCTGGTGGCGATGAAGGTGTGCCTCGAGCCCGGATGCCCGGTCCTCGTCCGGGACGGGTCACGCTGCCTCATGCACGAGAAGGACCGAGAGCGAGCGCGCGGCCGACGACAGTCCCGCGGGTACGACGCCGAGCACGACCGCCTCCGCGCCGAGTGGGCGCCGAAGGTCGCGACCGGCACGATCCGCTGCGGCAGCCCCAACTGCCGGCGGGTCATCGCACCCGGCGAGCGCTGGGACCTCGGACACACACCAGACCGCCGGAGCTACCGCGGACCGGAGCACGAGCACTGCAACCGATCAGAAGGTGGGCGAGCAGCCCACCGGTGAAGGAGAACTGAGCATGAGCACCAAGACGAACACCGAGACCCACTACGGCGTCGCGCGCGGCGAGAAGCTGCTGTTCAGCGCCCCCATCCTGTCGGTAGTACAGGACCAGCTGCCCCTGTATGAGGAGCAGATGACCGCGCTCGGCATCGACCCCGATGTCCGCCTCGTCGAATACGACGTCGAGACGACGGTGAAGACCAGCCGCCTCCGCGCGTACAAGGAGCCCGAGCCGGCCCCCGCTCCCGAGGGAGACATCAGCGCCGGCGCTGCTAACTAGCCGGCGCTGCTAACTAAGGGGGAGGGGCTCAGTTGCGGCTCCTGGCGAACCGACGAAGCGCCTCCGCCTTGGGGACGTCGACCCACAGTCGACTGCTCGTGTCAGATACGGAGGCGCCGCCCACCAGGTAGCTTCCTGCGCCCATCTCGTCGAGGCAAGACGCGATCATCTGCGCACGAGCGGCAGAAAGGTATCCGATCTTCCGCCCGTCCAAGGCTGCGACGACTACCGCATTGGTGTCGTGCAGGTTGCCCGGCTCCCGGATGAGCCGGTACTGGGTCGCGCCCACCTGGGCTCTCTCATCGAAGCCCACGTAGTTCGCGACACCCTTGATTCTCATGCGCACCGACTCGAGGTGAGATAGGTCGATCGTGTCGCCGAGCTCCAGAACCTCCGCCACTGCTGGCGGTGACGGTTCGGGTGTGCGAACGACTCGCTCCGCAGCGAAGTCGCGATCTGACTCGATGCTCGAAGGGAACAGCGTTGCTCGCGCACGCCAAAGCCCGTCACGCGGATCGGCCCAGATGCGAACAGGCGCGGCGGCGCTGTCTCGTTTGCGTCGCAACTCGGCGGTGATCTGCGCGCTCAGCTCAGCAGGAACGTAGCCGATGTGCCACTTACCGACCAGGACCTTCACAGCGGTGGCGTCGTACGGGTTGGACGGTTCGGGCACCAGCGTCGCCGTCTGATGGGTGACGCCTCCCTCTTCCAGCCCCAGCTCCTCGAACAGGCGGCGAACCGAGTCGCGTCGGAAGCTCTCTCCCTGCACCTCGATCTCGCCCCAGCGAGATGAGACGGAGGAACGGGCTCCGGCGGTCGAAACGATCCGTGAGGAAGCGGCAGCCTGTACTTGAGATCGAGGCCGCGGAGTACGGAACCAGATCACGAAAGCACCAGCCAGGGCGAGAAGCATCAGCAGGGTGCCCACAGCAGAAACGTTCCCCAGCGCCCCCGCCACGAACAACGCCACCACCCAGAACAGCCACGGATTCAAGCCCCACGGCCGACGCGCACCACTACTCCCCATGCCCGGATAGTAGCGGAGCGCGCCCCACCATCAGGCGCCGTGCGCATAGCGGCTCTACTCGCCAGCAGGCGACCTCAAGGGGTGGGGGGATACCCCCAAGACCCGACATCGAACGGACCGCCGGGGAGGTGGCTTCGACGCGCGCCGGAATCAAAGAGTTTGGCCCAGCCAGCTCGAAGAGCGCGGCGAGCCGCGATGGGTTCGGGAGAATGTCCGACCCGGATGCCTAATATGGCACCATGCCTCTCCACGACTCTCGGGAAGAAGCGGCGGTCGTCGCTCTCCTCCGTGGCACTGCCGACGTCGCGAAAATGCGTCCGAAGGATCTGCGTGCCCGTCTGGATGACGGGGAGCGCCCGACCGCCGTCTACGCGGACCGCATCACAGGTCTCATCGAGATGGATTCAGCCGCTCTCGACACAGTTGCGCGAGAGATCGAGCGGTGGCGGGCGTCTGGCATCCGTGTCATGTTCCCGTTCAGTGAGGACTATCCCGAGGCGCTGCTTAGCGTCTACGACTACCCGCTGGTGCTCTTCGGGGCCGGTACCCGTGCGCCGGACGAATGGACGGTCGCGGTGGTCGGATCGCGAAACGCAAGCTCTCGGGCTGTGAACATGGCGTCCTCCCTGAGCGCGACTCTCGCGTCGCAGGGCGTCACCATCGCCTCGGGTCTAGCGAGGGGCATCGATACGGCGGCTCACGAGGCCGCGCTGCGGGTGGGTGGACGAACGGTCGCGGTTCTGGGCCACGGGGCCGGTCAGATCTACCCGAAAGAGAACGCGGGACTTCTTGAGCGCATCCGCGCACGCGGCGGAGAGATCCTGACGCAGTTCTGGCCCGGATCGCCTCCCACGAAGCAGACGTTCCCGATGCGAAACGTCACCATGAGCGGACTAAGCGGCATCACCATCATTGTGGAAGCCGCCGAGTCGAGCGGCACGCGTCATCAGGCGCAGGCCGCTGTTCACCACGGTCATCATGTTCTACTTCACGAGAGCGTCGCTGCGGGGACGACTTGGGGACGCGACATGGTCGAGAAGTGCCTCGCCCAGTCGTTCTCCTCTGCGGAGGAGGCTGCGCACCTCGCATCCGAGCGTCTCGAGGCCGGCCCATCGGAGCTCGCATTTGCTTGATGCCGCCCGACTCGATGTCTACCTTGAGGCACGGCAGCAGTCGCTGATCGAGCTTGGTGCCCGGATCCAGAACCCGGTGCGGATCGAGGGAGTGACCTGCCTCCGCTGCACCGGCGCCGAGAACGGGACCTGTTACCGGTGTGACGACTGGATCAGTCGGGGCGACGAGGCAGACAGGGTCATCCCGCTGGCATACGGGGTCTACAACACACAGTTCCGCTCGGAGCTCCGTGCGTACAAGAACGAGAGCTTTCCGAGAGGCCAGCAGCCAGCGTTACGGACTCTCCGGGCTCTGATGTGGTCCTTCAGCTACTACCACGCGGGCTGCCTCATCGCAGTTTCTTCGGAAGCTCCAACGGTCGTGACTACCGTTCCCTCGGGACGGGCTCGACAAGGTATGCATCCGTTCGAGAAGGTGGCCCAGTTCGCCCCGGCCGAATGGGACCGCGTCGATGCTCTGCGACGCTACGACATCGAGGAGCGCGCATGCGACCCGGAGTCCGTCACGTTCAGGAACTCGGAAGTCCTCGACGGACAGCACGTAGTGGTCCTCGACGACGCGTGGGCCACGGGATCTAAGGCCGAAGGTGTGGCGATGGCCGCGCGGCGCGAGGGCGCGACTGAGGTCACCATCATCACGATCGGTCGGATCGTGAATACGAGTTACTCGCCGGCTCAGCCGCTGCTGCAGCTGGTTGGGGGCACCACGTGGGACTGGCGGCAGTGCCCCGTGACGGGTTCGGTCTGCCCCGATTCATAGCTGAAGCGTGCTTCGCGAGCGTCGAGGGAGGCGGTCTGATGCCTCGAGGTGGTGCTCGGACGGGTGCTGGTCGTCCGCCGGACCCTGGTTCTCTCGCTGAGGCTTTGCGGATCGAGGCGGGTGCGATTCGCACTCTGCCGAAGGCGCGGACCGGTGGTGTTCCCGCGTGGCCGTTGTCGAAGGCGTCTGCGCGGGAGCGTGCGGTGTGGGCGCAGATGTGGAAGAAGCCGCAGGCGATCATCTGGGAGGAGCAGTCCTCTCACCGGCAGGTCGCGATGTACGTGCGGACGTCGGTCGAGGCTGAGGAGCCCGGCGCGACGGCGGCGCTGCGAGGTCTACTGCTGCGGCAGGAGAACGACCTGATGCTGTCGCATGCCGCGCTGCTGCGTGCGGGCTTCCGGATCTCGACGAACCCGACCCCGGCGGCCACCGTGTCGGCGTCGAAGCCGGCGGCTGCGAAGCGGCAGGTCCCGTCGTCGAGGGGAAGGCTGAGGGCACTGCCGAATGTCGGAGACGATTCCACCTGAGTTCGAGATCGCGTGGCCGACGCTCGGCTACCTGCAGGCCGACTGGATGGCGTGGCACCTTCCGATCCCGGACGGGTTTAAGAAGGGGCAGCCGTTCCTGCTGTCGGACTGGCAGCTGTGGTGCACGGCGAACCACGGCCGTGTGCGACCGGGGACGCCGTGGCGGCCCGAGGACCCGATCAAGAACCAGGCGTTCGAGTACCGGCGGTCGCTGATCGTCGGTCCGCAGAAGTACGGCAAGTCGCCGATGGGCGCCGGCTGGACATCCGTGATGGCGCTCGGCCCGGACCTGTTCGCAGGGTGGGCGGAGGAGCCCGGCGAGGTGTACGACTGCGCGCGCTACGGCTGCATGTGCGGCTTCGTGTACGAGTACGAAGTCGGCGAGCCGATGGGGATGCCGTGGCCGACGCCGCTCATCCAGCTCATGGCGACGTCCGAGGACCAGGTGAACAACACGTGGCGCCCGTTGCAGCAGATGATCCTCCGCGGCCCGCTCAGCGAGCGTGTCCGCGTCGGTGAAAAGTACATGCGCATCGGCGACGAGGGCGTGATCGAGAAGGTCACGTCGGCCGAGTCATCGCGGCTCGGCAACCCGACGACCGGGTTCGTGCAGGACGAGACCGGGATCTACACGAAGACGAACGGTCTGATGGGCACGGCGCAGACGATGCGTCGAGGCACGTCGGGCATGGGCGGTCGCGGGATCGAGCTCACGAACACGTGGGACCCGGCAGAGGAGTCGACGGCGCGGGCGACGTACGAGTCGCGCGCGAAGGACATCTTCCGGTTCTACCGGGAGCCGCCGAAGAACCTCAGCTACAAGAACAAGCGCGACCGCCGCAGGATCCACGCGTACGTGTACTTCGGTGCCGCGCACGTCGATCTCGACGGCATCGAGGCCGAGGCGTACGAGCTGCTCGAGCAGGACCCCGCGCAGGCGGAACGGTTCTACGGGAACAAGCTCGTGCGCGGCATGGGCTCGTGGCTCCCGGATGGGCTCTGGGAGGACGCGTACGCCGCGCCGAAAGCGGTCGCCGCCTGAACGTCCCCGCGCAGGGCGGGGCGACGCACAGAGGAGGACGGCATGGCAGAGTCCACGCTTCCCGAACCGACTGCTCGTGACCGTGTGGAGGCGCGATTCTTCACCGCCGCGGCGGGGCAGCCGCCCACGGAGCAGCAGAAGGTCGACGTCGCAAAGCTCCGCGAGCTCATCGTCGACCTGGCGACCGCGATCGAGGACCGCGTTCCGAACGGTCGGAACAAGTCGCTCGCGCTCACCGCGCTCGAGGACGTGCAGATGCGCGCGAACCGGGCCATCTTCGCCACCGGGCCGACGGCCTGACAGACCAGGAAGGGGCGTCAACGCGAGGTAGCCATTCCCGCGAAGGACGCTCACGACGCCGCAGCTTTCCGGCAGAGGCGTACCTGCGCCCCTCCCAACACCTCGACGGGAGGCAGCGATGAGCGCACAGCGCCCCTGGCTGCCGAACCCGCCGAAGGGAACGCCGATCGGCCTCGCGTTCGACGGGTCGGTGAACAACGACTTCACCGTCCTGCGCGCGCAGACGATGACCGGGTTCTCCTTCACGCCGCGCTGGGGGCCGACGCCAGACACCCCCACGATCTGGAACCCGCGCGAGCACGGCGACCGCATCCCGCACGGAGAGGTCGCGACCGCGATCGACGAGATCTTCGAGACCTTCCTCGTCGTCCGGTTCTACTACGACCCCGAGGACTGGACCACCGACGGCGAAGCGTGGGCCGCGAAGCACGGCGAGGAGAAGGTCATCGCATGGCCGACGAACCAGGTCGCCCGCATGTACCCCGAGATCCGCCGATTCGAGGCCGACCTCCGCGAGGGCCTGATCACGCAGGACGGATGCCCGGTCACCGCCGCGCACATGGGCAACGCGAAGAAGGTCGCGAGGCCCGGCCAGAAGTACATCCTCGGCAAGCCGAACGAGACCCAGAAGATCGACCTCGCCATGACGAGCATCCTCGCGAACGCCGCCGTTCGTGACGCGCTCGCCGCCGGCTGGGAACCGCCGAGCAATCGGCCGAAGGTGCGCGTATGGCGCTGAGAGGAGACGGGACGTGACCGATCTCGACGAAGCGCTGCGACTGAGCCGGCTGCTGTCCCGTGAGCGGAAGCCCCTCGAGAAGAACGACCAGTACCTGGACGGCGAGCAGCCGCTGCGGTTCGTGTCGCACGAGCTCGAGCAGCAGCTCGGCTACCGGCTCTCGCCGATCGTGCTCAACCTGGCGCTGTTCGCGGTGGACGTCTACGACAACCGTCTCGACATCGAGGGCTTCCGCGTCCAGTCGACCGCGCGCACCACGATCGCGGGGGACGGCACGTTCACGCGCGCCGTCGTCGGGAACAGTTCGGCGGATGCCGACGTGCGCGATGCGTGGCAAGAGAACGAGGGCCCGTTCAGCTCGCAGCAGGCGCACCGCGAGAGCCTGGCGCTCGGCCGCGCATACGCGATGGTCGGTGGCGGAGATTCCCGAGACGACGCCCCCGTAATCACCATCGAGTCGCCCTTCGACGCGATCCACGAGGACGACCCTCGCACCCACCAGGTGCGGCACGGCCTCAAGCGGTGGACCGACCCGGACAAGACGAAGTGGATGACCTACCTCCGTGGCGACGGCTCGTCGGTCACCTTCCGGCAGAAGTCCGGCACGTGGGTCGAGGAGTCGGACGACGCGACCGACGCGAACGAGCAGCGTCTGTGCGCGCTCGTTCCGCTGCTGAACGACCCGCGCGTCCTCGGCCGCTACCGCACCGGCAAGACGGACCAGCGCCTCGGCCGCTCTGTGTTCCACCCGATCATCAGCCCGCTCGACGCGTTGAACAAGATCGCCAGCGACATGATGGTGTCCGCCGAGTTCCATGCCCTCCCGCGACGGTGGGCGACCGGACTCGACGAGAATGACTTCGTCGACGACGACGGCAAGCCGATCGACACGTTCTCGATGATCGCCGGCCGCATGTGGGGCACGACCAAGGACAAGGCCCAGTTCGGGCAGTTCCCCGAGGCGGAACTCTCGAACTTCCACAACACGATCAAGCTGCTGATGCAGATCGTCGCGATGCAGCTCGGCCTGCCGTCGCACTACCTGCTGTTCCAGGGCGACAACCCGCCGTCCGCCGACGCGATCCGCTCGTCGGAGGCTCAGCTGGTGAAGCGTGCGGAGCGGAAGCAGACGTCGCTGTCGACCCGGTGGGAGCAGGTGCAGCGCCTGGTGCTCATGGAGATGGGCCGTGCCGCGGATGCTCGCCCGAAGATGATCGAGACGATCTGGCGTGACCCGTCGACCCCGACGATCTCGCAGAAGGCCGATGCGATCGTGAAGCTCGTGCAGGCGAGGGACAACTCGGGCCGTTCGATCCTCCCGATCGAGCAGGCTCGCGAGGATCTCGGCTACACGGACATCGAGCAGGAGCGGATGCGTGACTGGGACGACAACGCGATCCAGGACGCGCAGCTGAACGCCGCGATGAGGGAGCTCGACGATGCTGCTGGCGTCGGCAGCTGATCAGTACCGGATGCAGCAGGGCATCGCCGCGACGACGACCGCGGCAGTCGCCAGGATCTGGCGGGGCCTCGGAGACGACGTCGACGCGTCATACGAGCGCATCGGCCCGCAGCTGCTGAACGTGGTCGAGAAGGGGCGCGCGGCAGCCGTCGCGCAGGCGGTCCCGTACACCGGGGCGGTGCTGCGTGAGATCGGGCAGCGCGCGGACGCGGTCGGCGATCTGTCGCCGTCGGCGTTCCTGGCCGCGGCACCCGATGGGCGCGACATGGAGTCGCTCTACGGGCAGTCGGTGATCCGCGCGAAGACCGCGGTCGCCGGCGGCGCGACGACGGGGGAGGCCCTGGCGCAGTCGGGCCGGTGGCTGACGATGGTGACGCTGACGACCCTCGCCGACACGCGGCGGATGGTCTACCAGGCCGACATCATCCGGCGCCCGGCGATCACGGGCTACACCCGGATGCTGAACCCGCCATCCTGCGATCGCTGCATCATCCTCGCGGGCCGCTGGTATCGGTGGAACGAGGGCTTCCAGCGCCACCCGCGCTGCGACTGCCAGCACATCCCCGCCGTCGAGAACGTCCCCGGCGACGCCCGCACCGACCCGTACCGGGCGTTCGAGGAGATGAGCCCCGAGCAGCAGGAGGCCGTCTTCGGCCGCTCTGAGGCACGTGCGGTCCGGGAGGGCACCGACATCTTCAAGGTCGTGAACCAGCGCACCCGGAAGATGACGACCGCCCGCTCCGCGATCGACGACATCTATCGCACGGCGGGCACCCGCTCGAACGCGGTCCGGATGCTCCGTGAACGCGGCTTCATCCTCGAGCGCGGGCAGGTCGCGCGCCCGTTGGCCCCTGGCGTCCGCACGGACGCGCAGATCGTCGCGGCAGGGCGTGGCAGGGGAGCGGTCACGATCGGCGGCCAGCGAGTCACGACGGGCCGCGCAGCACGGTATGACGCGGCGTCCACCGGCCAGCGCGACGTCCTGAACCGCTCGACGATGACCGCGGCCGAGCGTCGCCTATACGACGCGAACTACCGCCTCGAGTACGCCCTCCGCACCGGCAACGTGCCGCGCGCGATCGGCCCGTCGTCGGCGGACCGGTTCGCGGCACCGATCCCTGCCACCCCGGAGCGCATCGCCGAACTGCGTGCGTCGCTCCGGAACGAGCTCGCGGTCCTGAACCGCACGAGCACCCCCGAGTCCGTCCGCCGCCTCGCGCGAGCACTCGGCCTTTGAGGGCGGCGCCCGCCGGCATCTTCCCCGGTCTACGGGCGCCGCCCCCTCGAACCCCCCGCCGCCCGGCGGGAACGTCACGCGAACGTGTCGCGGTGCCCGACGGGGCCTAAACGGTGATGGCCGACGGGCTGAAAACGGAGAGGAACATCATGAAGCGCAACGCCTTCGGACAGATCATCAGCCTGCCGCCCTTCCTCCGCTTCGCGGACGAGCCCGGCGGCGGTGGCGGCGGCAAGGACTTCACACCGCCGGCCAGCCAGGAGGACCTCGACAAGATCGTGAACTCCCGGCTCGAGCGTGAGCGGAAGAAGTACGAGGGGTTCGACGACTACAAGGCCAAGGCCGAGCAGTTCGACGCCCTGAACGCCGCCAAGCCGAAGGACGAGCCGAAGCCGAAGGGCGACGAGGGCAAGCCCTCCGGCGTCACCGGCGAGGACGTTCAGAAGCGCATCGACGATGCCCTCGCAGCAGAGCGGAAGGAGCTCGCCCTCGAGCGAGTCACCGACCAGCTCGAGAAGGCCCTCGACGGCCGGAACTACCCGGCGTCGAAGCTCTTCGCGCTCGACCGCTCGCAGTTCATCGGTGAGGACGGCAAGTCCGTCGACACGGCGAAGCTGCAGAAGTGGGTCGATGACAACTCGGAGGAGGGCGCTGCCCCCTCCCGTCGTCTCCGCGCGCAGGGCACCCGCGACGCCAACGCCACCGGCGGCAGCGTCTCGGCGGGCCGAGACCTGTTCGCATCCGAGAAGACCCCCAAGAAGAAGGACTGATCCTCATGCCCAAGCTCCGCACGGAGAACTTCGGCAGCGGTGACCAGACGTGGCTCGGTTCGACGCACGGCATCCGCAATGCGCGTACCGAGATCCTCGACGTCAGCGAGTTCACCCCTGCCTCCCACTACCCCGACGGCTACATCCCGTCGGGCACCCCCGTCGCCAAGGTCGGCGGGAAGCTGGTGCCGTACGACCCCACCGCGGGTACGACCACCGGCGCCGGCATCCTTGCCGGCCACATCCTCACCGACCAGAAGGTCGTGGGGAGCGCCGACTTCGGCGTCCCGCTGTTCGATCACGGCCGCGTCCGCGCGTCCAAGGTCGCCGGCATCCTGTCCGCCTGGTCCGCCTTCGTCGCCCCCGCCGGCGCGAAGAACGGCTCGAACATCCTCTACGTCTGACGGGGAAGGAGTAAGACATGGCCCTCTGGACCGACATCATCGACCCCGCTGAACTGACCGGATACGTCCGCGCAGCTCAGGAGGACTACGAGGCAGCGCAGGGAACCCTCGCGCGCTACCTCCCCAACCGTGAGGTGCCCGACATCGTCGTGCGCTTCCGTGCCGGCGCGAACGGTCTCGTCGCTGAGGCGAGCTACCGCGCCTACGACGCCGAGCCGCTCCCGGGCAAGCAGCCCGGCGGCAAGCGCGTCATCCTCGAGCTGCCCGCGCTCTCCGAGACCATCGTCGTCTCGGAGTACGACCAGCTCCGCACACGCGGCGCCTCGGACGACACGCTGCGGCGCTCGATCCTGAACACGGCCCGACAGGTGGTGCGCGCGATCTCCGACCGCGCCGAGCGCCTGCGCGGCATCGTGATCAACACGGGCGTCGCGACGATCCCCGAGATCGGCGCCGCCGACAGCTTCGGCCGCTCGGCGAACCACGACGTCACGGCCACGAGCCTGTGGGCGGACCCGGACGCGGACCGGATCGAGTTCCTCGAGGGACTCATCGACACGTACTCCGAGACCAACGGTGCTGAGCCGGGCCGTCTCGTGATGACGCGTCGCGTGTACCGCGCTCTCGCGGCCGGCACGCAGTTCCGCACCTCGCTCGTCGGCGGCGGCAGCCGTCCCGCGACGGAGGAGCAGGTGCGCGCGGTGATCTCGGGAGCCGGCCTGCCGGAGATCGAGATCTTCAACCGCCGCACCGCCTCGGGCCGCGTCCTCGACGACCGCAAGCTCTTCCTGCTCCCCGAGCCGGTCGAGCCCACGGACTGGCAGGGCACGCAGCTCGGCGCGACGTTCTGGGGTCAGACCCTGACGTCGACCGCCGAGGAGTACGGCATCGAGGAGTCCGAGCAGCCGGGCATCGTCGCGGGCGTGTACCGCGGGGAGAAGCCCCCGATGATCGCCGAGGTCGTCGGCGACTCGATCAACCTGCCCGTGCTCGCCAACGCGAACCTGTCGCTCGCCGCGACGGTGCTCGCCTGACCTGACCCCATCCGGTGGGGAGCCGACTACTCCCGGCTCCCCACCACGGGAGAGAGGAGCCTCGCGTGAGCAAGGTTCGTGAAGACCTCGAGGGCACCGTCCACGCCATCAACCAGGCGCGCGAGCGGGTCGTCCTCAAGGCGGCCGACAAGATCCCCGCTGGCTACTTCGTCGGCGGCCACGCCGTCGAGGGCGGCGACGTGAAGGATCAGACCCCGCCGTGGGCGTCGACCGGCACCACGGCATCCGCCAGTGCGGCGGCCACCGGGCAGGAAGGCGGCCGTGAGCCGGAGTCGCTGTCTGACGTCCTCGACCGCCTGGTCGCCGGCGGCGCCGAGCCGCAGGAGCTGCTCGAGCAAGTCGCCGCGCACTTCGAAATCGAGCTGCACAGCGCACCCGAGGGAGACGGAGGCGGATCCGACGAGGACGCCGCGCTGGTCATCCCGCCGAAGGCTGGCACCGGTTCCGGTGCGGACGCGTGGCGCGCCTACGCGGTCGAGGCGGTCAAGCGCGCCGGTCTGAACATCGAGTTCGACGACGCGGCGACCCGCGGCGACATCATCGCGGCGCTCGACGACGCGAAGATCGCGACGGAGTAAGCCGATGTGGCCTCCCGTCACCGTCGCTGATCTGAAATCGCGGTGGCGGGAGCTCACCGCCGAGGAGCAGGCCGTCGCCACGAAGCGGCTCGAGGATGCCGAGGCTGAGGTGCAGTACCAGCTGCAGCAGCGTGGTGTCGTCGAGCCGCCGACCGATCCCCTCTGGCAGAAGCTCTACGTGAGCACCGTCGTCGAGATGGTCCGCCGCTACCTCGTGAACACCGAGGGGTGGCTCGAAGAGTCGACCGCGATCGACGACTACCGCGAGACGCGGCGCCGCGACAGCTCCGTGTCGTCCGGTCGGGTCTACATCGCCGAGGACGAGATCGCGAAGCTCGTCCCGCGTGCGCGCCGCCGGCGTGGCGCGTTCAGCATCGTGCTGGGGTCGACGTGATCGGGAAGGCGTTCCTCGAGCGTGCACGCGCGCGCACGGAGGAGCGCTTCTCCGAGACCGTCGAGATCGGCACATTCGAGGACGGCTACGACCGTGCGACCGGGAAGGCGACACGCGTCCTGGTCGATGAGCAGTACAAGGGCCCCGCGCAGCTTGTGTACGCCTCGCTGACGGTCTCGGATCGCGTCGGCGGGTCGCAGGACCTGGCGGAGCAATCGCCGCTCCTCAAGCTCCCGTCGGGCACTGTCGTTCGCCGTGACGCCGAGGTGCACATCACAGCGTCGGAAGCGAGCTCCGCGCTCGTCGGTCAGAAGTTCACGATCGACGGGCAACCGGAGGACGGTCAGACGACCGCCGCCCGATATCCGCTGCAGATCCTGACCTGATCGGAGGGTGTCGTGGCCGATGACAGCTTCGACGGGCTCATCCGGGATCTGAGCGGCATCCAGGGCCTGGTGCCGAAGAAGGCGCGGCAGGCGGTGCAGCAGACGCTCATGCGCACCCGCGACGGGTGGCGGAAGTCCGCCGCCGGCAACCCTCTCGGCCGGCAGTACACCGCGGCGATCGACTACACGATCGAGTCGAGCGCGGGCGTCATGGGCGGCGCCGACTCCGCCACCATCAGCGGTGCGGTCGGCCCGAACCTCGAACGGTACGGCGGCAAGACAGGCCGCGGTGGCCTCGTACCCTCCGCCGGTATCTTCGACGACCCCCTCAGCTCGGTGTCACGCCCGCCCGACCGGGCACGGCGAGCTGCGGAGAAGTTCGCCGAGGAGGAACTCGAGCGAGGCATCGACATCGCGACGGAGCAGTCGCTGCGGGAATCGGGGTTCTGATGTCCCTGAACGACCATCACGACGCCGCGGTCGCGCGCCTGTCGCAGCACTCGCACCTCACAGGGATCGTGCACGACACCGTCCGGAAGGCGAAGACCGGCGACGTCGTCCGCGAGAACTACATCGTCTTCGGACTGAACATGCCGCAGCGCGAACGGGGACGCCTCACCGGCACTCCGGGGCCTGACGGCGACTCGGACATGGAGGTGTTCGTGCGCGTCGTCGCGACGACCCGGTTCGGCGCGAACGACCTCACGGATGCCGTGCACGACCAGCTGCAGAGCTGGTGCATGGCCGTCCCTGGCCGGTCTTGTACGCCGTTCCACCGCGACGAGCTCGGCGAACTCGAGCACGACAGCGCCGCGAACCTCTTCCACCGCGACATCTACTACGTCGCGCGCAGCTCCCGCGCCGCGTGACCCACTGACCCCCTCGGCTCCCCGAGGGTCCACTGAACCCCGGCCATCGGGGAGACCGAAAGGAGAACGCGATGCCCGACGCCGTCGAGCCGCAGAACGGCCCCCCGGCCGTAGACCAGACCGGCAACCTCACCATCTGGGTCATCCCTGGTGCAACCGCCGGCATCAACCCCGACCAGATGACCCAGGCGGCGCTCGACGCCACCTCGGCGAGCCGCATTACCTACGACTTCGTGCCCGGCGGTTGGGCGCTGACGATGCCGCAGGAAAAGACCGACGACCCGCGCCTCACCGCGCGTCAGCGGCGCCAGTCGCTCGGGATCGTCAACCCCGAGCTGGCCGACCTCGAGTACGTCGACACCGATACCGCGAAGTCTGCGGCCGTGCTGCTGAAGGGCGGCGGGTCGTTCTACTTCGTCGAGCGTCGGAAGATCTCGAACCGCGTGCTCGCGACCGTGGGCCACAAGGTCCGCGTCCTCAAGGTCAGCCTCGGCCCGCAGGTGCCGGGCGGACTGGCCGGCTCGAAGTTCACCCTCACCCAGGCCGCGGTCATCGACTACGTGTCGGAAGAGCACGCGCTCACCGCTTCCTGATCCATCCCCTGCGGGGGCGTGCCGCCGTGCGCCCCCGCAGGTTCCCCTCTCACGGCGGAGAACACGGCGGACCCCATGACCACCTCCTCTCAGCGCCTCGCAGCCGCGAAGGCCGCACCGCGCCCGCACCGCGACGTGCACGTGCTCCTTGACGCCGGCCTCGCCGAACGTCGCGACGCTCTACTCGAGCAGCTCGCGGACGCCGAGGAGCGAGACGCCGCAGACCAGCGCCTCGCCGCCCCGAGCGACGAGCACTCCGCACCGATCCGGGCGGAACTCGACGAGATCGCGAAGGCGGCGGCATCCGCCGTCGAGACGATCCGCATCACCCGCATCCCCGGCGATCAGTGGGCGGAGATCGTCTCGCGGAACCCCGCGCGGGTCGATGTGCCCCTCGACACGCACTACGGCTACAACTACGACGCCGTGTGCAACGCCGCAGCGGTGTACCGCGACGAGGACGGCACCGCCTACGCCCACCGTTACGAGGGCGACGAGCTGATCCCGCTCGAGCGCAGCGAGTGGTTCGACCTCATCTCGGTGGTCTCCGGCAACGAGGCGACCGAGCTCCGCGACGCGGTCTGGTCGCTAAACGAATACGAGCCCTCGAAGGCACTGGACCTGCTCGTAAAAAGCTCCGGAGTAGCGACGCGCTCCGACACCAAGTAGCTCTCGCCGCGCGCCTCGGAGTCGCCCCACGGCGGCTCTGGGGGTGGGAGCCACGCACCTTCTACGAGTACGACGGCGATCGCCTCGTCTCGTCGCGCCCCGAACCCGAGTTCGACGACGAACAGGTCGGACTGCTCCTCGCCGAGGCGCGCATCCGCGCGCTCACCGGCGACCTCGGGGAATGGCTACCGGACGCCACGAGCGACGCGGCGAGCCCGAACGACTACGACTCCGGCTACAGCTACGCGCCCCGAGGGCCGTTCGTGAACTGGGCCCAGAAGACCAAGCTGGACGCCATCGAGGAATACAAGAAGCAGGCCGGCGAGAAAGCCAACCTGCACGGCGTCTACTTCACCGCGGAGCGCGTCGACTTCGCTACGAACGACGAGGGCTAAGAACCCGCATCACAACGCCAATCGCCAGGACAGTGATTCCCAGCACGGCTCCCAGCGTCACGACCCCAATCAGGGCAGCGGCAACGGCATTCGATCCGAAAAGCGAACCGATCAGGAACGTCACGCCGGTCAGCGCGATGAGTCCCGCACCGATGGCAACGAGGACGGTCCAGGGCTCTCGCTTCTGCATGCCGCCGACTCTACAGCTCAACAGCGACCCCCCGGGAGGCATACATGGAACGCGTCGTCCGGGTCTCTCTTGCTGCGCAGGTCAACGGCTTCGTCAACGGGATGAACCAGGCCGAGCAGGCCGCCAGGAAGGCGAAGGCCGGGTCCGAGGACGCGACCGCTGCCTACGAGCGCCAGAAGCAGGCCATGAACGAGGCCGGCGTCGCGCTCGGCGCCGTCGGGGCCGTGGCAATGGCGTCGACCGCTCTCGCTGTGAAGGCCGCGATCGACTGGGAGTCGGCGTGGGCCGGTGTGACGAAGACCGTCGACGGCAGCGCGTCGGAGATGGCATCCCTCGAGGGAGAGCTCCGCGGGCTCGCGGCGACTCTGCCCGCCACGCACCAGGAGATCGCGGCCGTCGCGGAAGCGGCCGGACAGCTCGGCATCGAGCGTCAGAACGTCGCAGCATTCACGAAGACGATGGTCGACCTCGGCGAGACGACCAACCTCACCGCCGACCAGGCGGCGACCAGCCTCGCGCAGCTCATGAACGTCATGCAGACCGCGCCGGCGGACATCGAGCGGCTAGGTGCGACGCTCGTCGCGCTCGGCAACGACGGCGCCTCGACAGAGGCCGAGATCCTCGAGATGGCTCAGCGCATCGCCGGCGCCGGCAAGCTCATCGGCGCCAGCGAAGGCGAAGTGCTCGGCCTCGCGAACGCGCTCGCGTCGATGGGCATCACCGCCGAGCTCGGTGGTGGCGTCGCGTCGCGCATCCTGCAGGACCTCTACTCGGCCGTGCAGACCGGTGGCGAGAAGCTCGAGGGCTTCTCGAAGGTCGCAGGCGTGAGTGCTCGCGAGTTCGCGACTCAGTTCCGCAACGACCCCGTGCGTGCGCTCGACGCGTTTGCCAAGGGGCTGAATGGTGTCGAGTCGTCCGGTGGGAACGTCGTCGCGACGCTGTCGGATCTCGGTTTCCGCTCCTCGGAGGAGCAGCGGGTGCTGCTGCAGCTCAAGGGCGCCGGGGATCTCCTCACGGAGTCGCTCGACCTGCAAGCGGTCGCGTGGGAGGAGAACACCGCTCTCGCGAACGAGGCGGCGAAGCGTTACGCCACTACCGAGGCTCAGCTGCAGGTGATGTCCAACCGTGTGAACGAGGCCGCGATCGAGTACGGCGATGTGTTCCTGCCCGCTGTGCAGGCGGCCGCGCAGGTCGTCGGTGAGCTCGCGCTCGGATTCGCCGAGCTCCCGCAGCCGATCCAGACGACCGTCGCCGTGACGGGAGCGCTCGTCGGCGTTGTGGGTCTTGCCGGTGGGGCTTTCCTCCTGGCGGTTCCGAAGATCGCGGAGTTCCGCGTGGCTCTCGCGGCCCTGTCTACGTCGTCGATGCCCGCAGTCGCGAGCGCAGCGACGGGTGTCACGACCGCTGTGGGCAAGACGGTGGGCGGGCTCTCCGCCGCTGCCCGGTTCATGACGGGTCCGTGGGGTCTTGCTCTGGCCGCCGCGGTGGTCGGAGCGATGGCGCTGCAGCAACAGCTCGAAAAGCTCGCGGCGACATCGGAGGAGATGCAGAACAGTCTCAAGCTCGGGGATGGCGCCGAGATACTCAACACCGCTCGCACGAGCCAGTTCACGGCATTCGATGGCCTGATCGGGAACTCGAAGGCGCAGCTGAGGGATCTCGACAAGACCCTCATTGATCTCGAGCGGTCGAACGCCAACTTCTTAGAGAGCCTCAACTGGGGACGCAACGCCGGCCTCGCTGCGCCAGAGGACACGCTCAAGCGAATCGGTGACGAGCTGGCGAAGCTCGCAGAAACCGACGGCCCGGGAGCCGCGGCGGCGTTCCAGCGAGTAGCTGAGCAGACCGATGGAAGTTCGGACTCGCTGCGGCGTCTGCTCACCCAGATGCCGGCTTACGAGCAGGCGCTTGTCGACCAGGCCACGAGCCAGGACATCAACGTTTCCGCGATGTCGGAGGCGGAGCGGCTGCAGGCGTTGCTGAACATCGCGACGGAAGAGGCTGCACCCGCCGCGCAGTCGGCCGGTGAGGCGTACGAGGAGTCCGCCCGGCGTGCCAGAGAGCTGACCGACGAGCTCGTGAGCCTCATCGAGACGATGGATGAGTCGAACGACGTCGCAGGCGACGCGATCCAGGCGAACGCCCGCTACCGCGAAGCACTCGACGCGATCGCCACAGAGGTAGAGCGGCAGAAGGAAGCGTACGAGGAGGCCAACGGCACCCTCGACGGCTTCACGCTGTCGCTCGACCGGAGCACGACTGCGGGCGCTGCGAACGCGTCAGCGCTGTACGACGTGTCGGCCGCAGCGCGTGACGCGGCTGAGGCGCAGTACAACCAGGACCTCACGACGATGAGCGCTGAGGACGCGACCCGGAAGTACATCGACACGCTCAACGGGCAGCGGCAGGCGTTCATCGACACCGCAACGCAGGCCGGCTACAACGCCGACGAAGTCCACGCGCTCGCCGACGAGATCTTCCGGGTACCCGACGAGAAGAGCACGCAGCTGCTCGTCGAGAACGCGCAGGCACGGGACGCGACGCAGAAGGTCAAGGACCTTATCGACTCGCTGCCGTGGACTCGCCGCATCCAGATCATCGCGGAGACGGTGCAGACCGGTGCCTCCCTCGGTTCGCTGGGGGCGGCGGTGAACGGTGGCCGCGCGAGCGGTGGCATCATCCCCGGCCCGCCGTCGGCGAAGGACAACCGCATCTATGCCGTGGCGACGGGCGAGTTCATCGTCAACGCTCGGCAGACCGCGATCCCGGAGAACCGGGCGGCGCTCGAGTACATCAACTCGGGCGGTCGCATCCGGGGCTATGCCGGGGGCGGGTACGTCTCGGGTTACGACCGGTTCGATGTTCCTCAGCCGCGTTACATGACCGGTGGGGGAGCGGGGTCCTCTGGGGCTTACGCGCAGGACGTTGCTGCTGCGGTGTCGGCTGCGATCCGTGATCTCCCGCGGGTCAACCTCTCGATCAACAACCCTGTGGTCAGAGACCTGATGAGCGACGCGGCGGATGCCGCTGATTTCGCCAACGCAGTGATGTGAGGTGGTCATGTATTCGATCGGGGGCGTTGCTTTGGATAACCCGGCCGCAGGCTGGGAGATCAACGGTCGAACGAAGACCCTGACCGCGGTGTCGCGGGATCTCGTCGCTCTCCGCCTAGCGGGGCGCGACGGGACTCCGCGGCTCCCGGGGTCGTGGGATGCCCCGATCTGGCCGCTCTACATGCGTGTGGAGCGACGGGCGCGGGCGGCCCTGCAAGCTCTCATCACGGGCGGTTCGCAGCTCGAGCAGTCCGGGATGAGCGTCGGGTACTCGCCGGGCAGCATCGACGTCATCGAGGACCACCTACACGCCGGCTACAGCATCGTCAGCTACGCCCTCCGTCTCGATGGTGTGTTCTGGCGCAACCCGGAGGTGACTACGGCGGCGGCCCCGCTGGCAGCAGCGTCCGTGACGGTGAAGTGCCTGAACGCGGACGGTGGACTGTCGGCGCCTGTGAGCGATGCGATCGTGCGGGTGAAGGGTGCTGTCGGTTCGCTGCAGGTCACCGACGCGGCCAGCGGGGCATGGTTCACGTTCCCCTCCGTCGCCGCCGACCGGTGGCTGCGGTTCGAGGCCGACAGTGGCCGCGCGTTCCTCACCTCCACAGACACGTGGACCGGGGGCACGGAAGTGTCCGGCGACGTCGACTTCGGCGGGCCGCGCGGCAACTTCGAGATCACCCCGTTCTTCCCCAACCCGCTCGACCCGACCGTCCGTGAGGGGCGGCTGACGGTCACGACCGCGACTCGCACGAGCGCATCGATCCAGGTGCGGGCACGAGCCGCGCACCTCGTCTGAGAAGGAGAACCCAATGCGAATCAGTGAAGCGCTCCGCCGTCTACTCCGGGCGACCCTGGCCGCAAGGGGCGACCGCAACCTGACGGTCACATCCATCGGCCTGCATCGATTCGAGACGAGCGGGACGAAGACGATCATGCGGCGCGTCTCTCGCGACACGGGACGCACCGCCACCGTGCCTCGTTACCGCTTCGGTCCCGGCGGCGCAGTCGTCGCGCGCGCGTCAGAGCCCGGCAGCGCGTAGACGGTCCTCGAGCTGCCTGACCCTCAACGAGAGGGGATTGCGAAACTCGTCGGGAATCTCAGCACTGGGAATGTCCATTCGGCCGGAACCGAACTGGCCCGTGGGGTCGTACTCCGGGCGCGGCATATCGGTGTTGATCTGTAGCTCGAGGATCCCGATGGCGACAATCGCTTGCTCGAGACCGCGGAGAGCCGCCCCCAGCTGCTCCTGCGGAGTTGTCGCCGCATCCAAGGCGCGGAAGTAGACGTCCCTCAGCACCGACGCCATCGGCTGAGTCTGGCCGTCGAAGTGAATTTCAAAGCTCATGGTGCTCCCTCGTGGTGTGGAACCGAGCATCCCACTTCCAGCACTAGAGAGGACACCCGTGTTTGACATCCGACTGCGCCTGGCAACCGATTCCGGCGGCAAGGGGCGAGTGCTCCCCACGCTCGAGCAGACGTGGACAGGTGTGCCCTCCGGGACGCCGCGGCTGACGTTCACGCTCTCACAGGCCGTCGCCGGCCGACTGGATGCCCCGTTTCTGGTGCTCGTCGAATACTCGGTCGGCGGCGGGTGGGTCGCGCCGCGCGACGACCTCTTCATCGCGTTCGAGGACTCCGGCGACAGCATCGACATCGCCGGCACGGTGAGCTTCGTCGCACAGGGCTACGTGCCGTGGCTTGCGGCGAAGCTGCTGCTGGCGTGGTCGTCGTCCGCGCGGAACGGTACGCGCCACTTCCGGCAGTTCACCGCGGGCGAGCGTGGGTCGGCGACTCCGGGGCACGTGGTGAACGCGATGCTGGCGGAGGGCAAGGCCCGCGGGTGGGGTCCGCCTGTCTCGTGGGACTTCACCAGCTTGAAGGACTCGACCGGGCAGGACTGGTCTCTCGCGGGCTCGAATCTGTGGTGGACGCCGTGGCAGCTGCTCACCCCGCTGTCGAAGGTGCTCGACCAGTTCGCGCAGCAGGGTTTCTGCGAGTGGTACACCGAGGGCGCGAAGCTGCGTATGGTGCGTCCGGGGACGGGTGCTGACCTGCGGCAGAGTGTCGTGTTCGGCGGTCCTGGGTTCACCACGGCGCCGGGCTCGTCGTCGTTCGCTGACGTGTTCACGCACCTGACGGTGGTGCCCGAGAAGGCCCGGAACTGGCTGTACCTCGATAACGCCGGCGCCGACACCCGGTTCGGGCGGCTCGAGTCGTCGATGACCCAGTCGGGTGTCGACGACCACACTGTCGCGGCCGGGCTCGCGCAGCCTGCGCTGAACGAGGGGCGGGCGCTGCGCCGGGAGCAGTCCTACGACTGGACGCCCACCGGTGACATGCCGGTCCCGTTCCGCGACTTCAACATCGGCGACACCGTCACCGCACGCCCTCGTGGCGGCGGCAAGAAGCCGGCCCGCGTCGTCGGGCTGGTGGTGTCCAAGAAGGCGGGAGCGTCGCCGACGGTCCGTGTGGTCACGGGCGACAAGCTGCTCTCTCGCGACGCGAAGCTCGCCAAGCGCACCGGCGCCGCCACGAGCGGCCGGATCATCGGCGGCACCGGTCAGGGCCTCCCGCCGACGGCGACGCTGTCGCCGACCCCGTCCGCGCCCGCCGCGGTGCGGGTGGCAGGGTCGGCCGGGTTCTTCTCGCCGGACGGTACGGCCCGGTCGCGGGTCACGCTGGCGTGGGAGCCGGTCATCACCGCCGACGACGGGTCGGGCATCGACGTCGACACCTACGAGGTGTGGGCTCGTACGCCCGACGACGTCGCGTCGGTGTTCACGCAGACCAGCGCACCGTCGCTGATCGTGGACGGGTGGGAGCCTGACCGGCTCCGGCTCGTAAAGGTTCGCGCCCGCTCGGTGGGTGGGGTGTGGTCGGGGTTCTCCGAGGAGATCTCCGTCACCCCGGCGGCACCGTCGAGTGTGGTTCCCAAGCCCGTCACCGGGCTGGCGATCGCGTCGAACACGGGTGCGTTCGCATCGGACGGCGTCGCGACGGCGACGGTGCGGGTGACGTGGGCGGCTGTCACGCAGGCCACCGACGATCAGCCGCTCGAGGTGGCCGCGTACCGCGCCGAGCTCGAAGACGGGCAGGCGTGGATTGAGCTCGCCGAGACCGCCGCGCGTGAGGTCACCTTCACCGCGCCCTCCGGCAAGGCTCGCCGCGTGCGGGTCCGCGCGCGCACCGCGCTCGGCGTGTGGGGAGACCCCTCGGCCGCGCTGAGTGTCACCGGTGCCACGCCGGCGCAGGTCACGACCGCGCTGGCAGCGCCGACGCTCACCACCGGGCTCGGGCTGGTGATGATCAGCTCCAACGGCAAGATGTCCACGGGGGCCGCGCTGCCGTCATCGTTCCAACTGCTCTACGCCGAGACCGCCCCCGCTTCGACCGGGCCGTGGACTCGGGTCGGTGTGCCCGCCCGAGCGGCCGGTCAGGTCGCGACCGTTCGCGGCACCGTCGGGGACACGATGTTCGCCCGCCTCGTGTGGGTGGACACCCTCGGCCGCGTGTCGACAGCGTCGGCGGTCACGTCGCTGCAGGTCGGCCCGGTGAGGGCGAACGACATCGACCCGAGCGTGGTCGAGTCGATCGTGTCGGCCGTGAAGTCTGTCGTCACCGAGTACGCGGTCAGCACGTCGGAGACGACGGCGCCGACCGAGGGATGGTCACCTTCCAGCCCTGCGCGCACGCCTGGCACGTTCGTGTGGTCCCGCACCGTCACCACCACGGCGGGGGGACAGTCGACGACGTCGGCGCCGGCACCGCTCACGGGCAATACCGGCGCCCCCGGTCAGCCTGGCAGCCCTGGCGCACCGGGGGCGTCGGCGACGTCGGTCGATGTTGGAAACGACGCGACCGCGATCCCCACGAACGCCTCGGGCGCGACGACCACGTCGCACACCCTCACCATCCCGTTCAGCGGGTGGGTCGGGACATCCCGCGCGGCGGCAACAGTTGCGGTCTCGGGCCTGCCATCGGGCATCACCGTCGCCACGAACACCGCGGCGACCGACACCGCGGCGGGCTCGCTCGTGCTCACGGTGGCGTCGGGCTCGACCCTCGGCGGGGCGGGGCGGGGGGAGATCACCCTCACCTTCACCTGCAACGCGCAGACCTTCACCAGGTCGTTCTCGTGGGCGAAAGCCCTCGCGGGAACCGCGGGCGGCGCCGGCGCGGCGGCTACGAGCGTCGACGTCGGCAACGAGGCGACGGTCATCGTCACCACGGCTGCCGGCGCGACCTCCGGTGCATCGACGATCACGATCCCGTTCACGGGGTTCGTGGGAAACGCTCGCGCTGCGGCGACCGTCGCGGTCAGCGGTCTTCCGTCGGGGATCACGGTCAGCACGAACACGGCCGGCACCGCTTCGGCGGCTGGCTCGCTGGTGCTGGCAGTCGCGTCCGGGTCGACCCTCGGGGGTGCGGCATCGGGAACGATCACGCTGACGATCACCTGCAACGGGATCGTGTTCGTGCGGTCGTTCTCCTGGTCGAAGGCCATAGCCGGGGCGACCGGTTCGCCCGGTTCCCCGGGAACGTCCGGCGCCCCGGGATCGCCGGGCAAGGGTGTGTCGTCGGTGACGCCGTACTACCTGCTGAAAGCGGCGGGGACCGCGGCGCCGGCCGCGCCCACGGCCAACCCGCCCGGCGGGTCGTGGACACTCACCGAGCCCGGATATCAGTCATCGACTGAGCTCTACCGGGCCGACCTGGTGGTGTTCACCGATGGGTCTTTCGGGTGGACGTCGGTGTCGAAGGTGTCCGCGTACACCGCGTCGACGCAGGCGATCACGGTCGCGAACCTGGCGCAGGCATCCGCCGATGGGAAGGTGAAGGCATCCGCCACCGACCCCGGCCACGACCCGGGGCGCATCTGGCTCGTGCTCAACAGCGCGGGCAACCTCATCGCGATCAAAGTCAGCAACGGCTCGGCGTGGTCGAGCTACACGATGATGGCCGATCAGATCCTGGTGCCGTCCAGCATCGGGACGATCTCGCTCGGCGACGGGGTGATCACCGGCCCGAAGGTCGCGACCGGCACCCTGTCGGTCGACAAGGTCGAACCCAACTTCGGGCAGAACCTCGATCTGACCGCCAACGGTGCGGTGAACATCATCATCAACACCCAGCAGGATCAGGGCGCGCAGCTGGCTCAGACCCGAGATCAGGTCGCATCGGCAGCAGCGGATGCAGCCTCGGCCGCCGCGGCTGCTGCGGACGCGCAAGCGGGGGTGGATGCCACCACCGCCGACGTCGACGCCGCACTCGCTGCCCAGGCGGCAACGCAGGCGCAGCTGGATCAGGTGTCGACGTATTACCGGTTCGGCGCCGACGGAGCGATCATCGGCCGCTCCGACTCCCCGACGCAGCTCCTGCTGCGCAACACCGGCGCCTCGATCCGTGTGAACGGTGTCGATGTGTCGACATGGGACGAGGGGCAGCTGCGCGTGCCGTCGCTGGTGGCAGTGAAAGTCGTGCTCGGTAACCACCAGCTCGAAAAGTTCGGCTCCCGCACCGTGATGCGGGCGCTCTGACCCCACCCCTCGAGGCCCTCACGCGATCGCTTGCGTGGGGGCCTCGCCGTGGAAGGAGACCCATGCGCTGGCTCGTCGAATTCGTCTTCCTCCCCGACCGGGACTCCGGCGTGCAGATCGAGGCGCACGCGCACACCGAGGACGCCGCGGTCGCCATGGCATCCGCAATGCTCACCGCCCAGATCACCGCCCCGTGGGCATTCGAAGTCGCGGGGGTGACCCGTGGCTAAGGCAGAGATCAACTCGGCGGGGTACGAGGTTGAGGCGACGGTCTCGCTCCTGGAGACCGACATCGCCGGGAACCGCACCCGGTGGCGTCGGCGCGGTATCCACCGCAAGACCACAGGTGACGGGTACTGGACGGGCTCGCCGACCGCGTTCTCCGCGAGCGGCGCCGGCAGCAGCGTCGACAGCAGCGCGACGTACGACTTCCGAAGCACGAGCGAGCAGGTGCTCGTCGACGACGAGTTTTGGCTCACCCATAACGCTGACGGTTCGCTCCCGCAGCAGTCGTTCACCATCTCCCGCACGATGGCGAACCCGCCCGGTGGGACCGGCACCGCGACCGAATACTTCCAGCCGCCCACGATCCCGCGTGCATCCGTGTCGTCGTTCAGTCGTGTGGCAGGAGCTGCGATCACCGCCGCCGACATGGGGTCGACGATCACCGTTCACACGAACCGTCGGTCGAGCGCGTTCACGCACACGATCTGGCTCGCGCACAACACCCTCGGCGACGTCATCATCGGAACGGGTGTCGGTGACTCGATCAACTGGACGATCCCGACGAACCTGCTCAACGACTGGCCGAACCACGCCGCGGTGTCGTTCAGCGTGTGGACGCGGACGCTGCAGAACGGCGCCCGGGTCGGCACTGACCAGCGCTCGATTTTCACCGTCCGGGTGCCGCCGACGGGTGTGCCGACGATCAGCTCGCTCACCGTCGCGGACGACAACCCCGAGGTTGCATCGATCGTCGGGAAGTACGTGCAGGGGATGTCGCTGCTGCGCGCCACGGTCAACGCCGCCGGCGCGTACGGGTCGACGCTCAAGTCGGCCGCGTTCGCCGTGGATGGGGTCTCGGCTCCCTCCGGTGGTGTGGTTCCGCTGGACGCATCCGGCACCCGGCAGGTCACCGCGACCGTCACTGACAGCCGGTCCCGGACCGGCACCTTCTCGGGCACTGTCGAGGTGCTGCCGTACGCGCCCCCGCAGGTGACGTCCTGGCAGGCGCGCCGGTCGAACGCATCGGGCACGCTGGCCGACGATGGCGCATCGATTCGCGTCGACCTGGCGGCGGCGGTCGCGTCGCTGGTGAACGGCACGCAACGCAACTCGCTCACCATCCGTGCGTTCACCCGCCCGGTCGGAGGGGCGACGTGGACGGCGCGGAACGTCATCAACCACTCCGCGCTCACCTACGCCTCGAGCTTCGTCCTCTCAGGCGGGGCGATCTTCCTGCCCACGATGTCGTTCGACGTGCGGATCGAAGTGTCGGACAAGTTCGGCACCGTGCGCGTCATGGAGGCAGTCGCGACCTCCCGCATCCTCGTCGACTTCGACGGCAACAACGGGCTCGGGATCGGCCGCTACCGCAACCGCGGCACCCTCGACATCGAGGGAGATACGTACACCAGCGGCACGTACCACCAGGGCGCTGACTCGCGTCGCGTGCTCGACGTCGCGGACATCGCGAAGCTACCCGTCGCGATGGATGCCGGCTCGACCAGCACCCCGTCGAGCGGATACGCCACCGTGCAGTTCGCGGCCGGCTGCTTCACGCAACCGCCGATGGTGACCGCGGGCGGCGGGCAGCAGGGAAACGTCGGCATCGCCCGCGTCATCAACGTCACCAAGGACAGCTTCCAAGTCGGCATCTGGACCCTCGGTGGCGCGCAGGTCGCCGGCTCCGGCGTCCACTGGCAGGCCGTGCAGATGGCCCCGTAACGAACAGGAGAACCCCCATGGCAGAACCCCTCAACACCGAGGCCACCCGCACGCTGCAGCTCGCCGTCGCCGACCTCGACGCCGCGATCGCCAACGTCAAGAATCGGCGCGCGACCCTCGCGGCCGAGGTGACGGACCTCGACGCGCAGATCGACGTGCTCACCGCGCGCCGTACGCAGCTCGCCGTGGTTCTCCCGACCCCGGAGGAGTCGACCGAGGCCGAGGCGGACACCGAACACACGGATGGTGTGGCGTGATGCGGCGCATGCGGGTCGCGCACGACGTCGTCCCCGCGGCCACGCCGGGCGCGTTCCTCGCACCCGACCAGCAGACCTCGTTCCTCATCCGCGGGCAGGGCGACGGGCTCGACCAGATCGCCGACTTCGCCCGCGGCATCGCTGCCGAGACGGGCGACCCGGTCGTCTACGTCGAGGTGTTCTGGCCGTGGGAGACCGAGGAACACCAGACCTGGGACGCGCTGCGGGTCGACGTGTCGAAGCTCAACTCCGCCGACCCGGCGGACTGGGTCGTCACACTCCCGCCCTACGCCGACCTGACCGCCGAGCAGCGCGCCGCGCTGGGAATCGAGGGCTGACATGACCCGCTCACCGTCCACCGGCCGAGTCACCTCCGAGTACGGCCCCCGCGCGCTGCAGGTGCCCGGCGTCGGCCCGTTCCACTACGGCGAGGACACCACCGGCGAGGGCAACGTCGCGCCAGCAGACGGCGAAATCGTCTTCGCGGCGTACTCCGGCGTCTTCGGGAACATCATTCTCGTGCGCGAGCGCGCGAACCCCGTCGTGGTGTGGAACATCGCTCACCACGCGCACCTGAACGGCCGCCACCGCGGGCAGCACGTCAGCGAGGGCGAGTTTCTCGCTCCGATGGGCGCGACCGGGCTCGCGACCGGCCCGCACGCGCACACCGAGCGTCGCGTCGGCGGGCGCGACGCGATCCAGTCCGGCAGCCACACCAATCCCCGCCACCACTACAACGCCCCGTCGCCGGCCGGCGACAAGGGACGCCCACTCGAGAACCAGGAGGACGAGATGTCCGCAGAAGCCGAACGCATGATTCGTGAGCTCCACCAGGAGCTTCTTCCCGGCAAGGCGGGGGAGAAGACGCAAGGCAAGGTGAACAAGGTCATCACCGACACCTACGTCGCCATCAAGAACGTCCAGGAGATGGTCGGCCCCATCCGCCGCGGCGGGAAGCGGATCTCGCTGCGCCAGGAGGTCGCCGACGCCAAGACGTTCCTGCTCGAGCTGCTCGGCCGCCCCGCCGCCGAGGTCAGCGTCGAGGTGGACGCCGAGGACATCGCAGACGCCCTCGCCCCTCTGCTCGCAGCGAACCAGAGCGCGGTCGTGGAAGCGATCAAGCAGCTGCCGGCGGACACCGTCGCAGCGATCAAGGCCGCTCTGTGACGACGACCGGCCCCGAGCCGACCGGTTGGGAGCTCATGCGCTCCATCGAATCGCTCAAAAAGTCGGTCGACGGCTGGGCCGCGTCGATGGTCACCCAGGCCACGCTCGCGATCTACGAGGCAGCGCAGAAAGAGCGTGACGCACGCCAGGATGCGCGGCTCGCGGCGCTCGAGGCCGAGAACGCCGACAACCGGAAGACCAAGGCGCAGCAGTGGTTCGCGATCGGCCTGGCCGGGCTCGGCTTCGTGTCGTCGGTCATCACGGCCATCATCGTCTTCAACCTGAATCGAGGCGTCGCATGAGCGCGGAACGCGCTACGCGGTGGTGGCGCATCGGCACGATCACCGTCGTCCTGCTCGCGATCACGCTCGTCGGCGCCGCCGGCGCCTACCTGGCGTGGTCGAACACGCAGATTCGGATGCAGCTCGGCGTCGCTCACGACGACCTAGTCGCGTCGCAGGAGAACGCCGAACGGCTCTACCAGCAGCTGGTCGAGGAAGGCGTGCGCCCCGAGGCCGAGCGGCCGTCGGACGTGACGTCGGGGCAGGTCGGAGCTCCGGGAACGCCCGGCGCACGGGGTCCGGTCGGCCCCTCCGGCACCGATGGCAAAGACGGCGACCCGGGACCGCAGGGTGAGCCAGGCGCGCCAGGCATCGACGGCGCGAACGGCTCCGACGGCGTCGCCGGCGCAAAGGGCTCCGACGGCGCGGACGGTCCGGCCGGACCTCCCGGGCCGCAGGGCGAGCCGGGGCCGCCGGGCTCGCAGGGGGCGCCGGGCGACACCGGTCCGGCCGGCCCCGCGGGACCGACCTGCCCTGATGGCTACACCCCGACCACGACCGACGTCCTCATCGTCGGAGCGGACGGCACCACCACACCCCAGCGGGCAATCGTCTGCACCGCTCCACCCACCCAGGAAGAAGGAACACCGTGAACCTCATGACCGCCTTCAAGGCAGCGTTCGACTCGCTCGTGCGCTCCTACTCGCCGATGCTCGTCGGCCTGATCGTCGGCACGCTCGCGGCCGTGCTCGGCATCCCCGTTCCCGAAGAGGTGCACGACTTCGTCGTGCTGCTCGTCGCGTTCGGGTTCGCCGCGCTCTGGTACGGCACGCTGCGCGTGATCGAGCTCGTCCGCGGCAAGACGTCGAAGTGGCTGCTCGGCCTCGGCCTCGTCGCGAGCCAGCCGGTCTACGGCACACCGGCGACCGACCACAACGTCACCGTGAACCCGGCCCCCAAACCCGGCGCGATCGCCGAGCAGGCGCAAGCCCGCGAACGGCTCGGGCACGTCGACATCACCCGCCAGGGATCGAAGACCAGCATGCAGGCCGCCGACCGTACGACCGAGTCGCCGTTCCACCCCTACCAGTGATCCATCACTGACACACAACGCCCCCGGCGTCCCTCACCTTCGGGTGGGCGGACGCCGGGGGCGTTTCATCGTTGGTCAGGGAATCGGGGCGCCGCGCGTCGGGATAGCGCGTAGCCCTCTCTCGATCCCGGGGGGCCCGAACTCGAAGTCGAGCGCATGCCAAGATTGCCGGTATGGGGATGAACTGGCTTCACGGTCCCAGAGAATTCGAGAACACCGCGCTGAGCGGCAGCTCGCTGCGCGCGATGCTCTTGGACGTCGAGGTCTTGCGCGACATAGCCCGCGAGACCGTCGAGGCTGCAACTGAGACCTGGCGGCGATTGTACGGGCATCCACCCGTCGTCTCGGTTGCATATCGCGTCGATAATCGTTCGATTCCTGAGTCGGAAGTCGCTGCCCTGTCGGTCTGGGATAAAGACCGGCTGCGCTTTGAGGTGCTGGTGCGCGACGGTGAGGACCCGACGAGGCACCTTGAGGTGTACATCGATGCGCCGAACGCGTTCGTTTCAGTCATAGGTCCACACGAAGGCGACCTTGCTCAGCTCAAGCAGTCCGTGCGTTTCGCGGTAGTGCGGAGGCTCGAAGCGGAGGGCAAGCTGATAGTGAGCTGGCGGGTGCTGTGGGCGCGCATCCCTTGGGCGTTGCCGCTCGCCGTTCTCTTTTTGGGCATCTGGTTCTGGGCGTCCGAGAACATACCACTGCCGGGCGTCCTGCTGTTCGCGGTCGGCTGGGCCGCAACGATTCGGTGGGCGTGGAAGCGCTCTGCCGCGAGGTTTGCGGCTGCGGCCACACGGGCGTTCCGCTACCGGGCCGTCGCCAAAGCTGAGACAGACCGGACACGAGCTGCGACAGCGGCGAATATTCGGGTTGCGCTCATCACCGCACCAATCGCTGTCGCCGTAACGCTGGTCGGAGCGATGGCTACGGCCTACTTCTCGGGCAGCCTTCGGAGCGACGCGGATACCTACTGTCGAGCGGTTGCGGAAGCCGTCTCCGCTGGCGAAACGGTGAACGCTGCGGAGCTCGGATTCTGCTTGGAGGATCGATGATCCCCACGCCACCGCGGTCCCCACCTTCCGGTGGGCGGACGCCGGGGGCGTTTCGTCGTGCCGCTCGGTAACATCGCGTACAGGCGTCTCGGCGCCCCCCTCGTCTGGCGGAGCCAAGGCGGCCCCCCGCCAAGCGAGCGGAGACATGCGGGCCGCCCCTGCGGGTTCGACTCCCGCCGAGGGGACAAAAAGCTGCGCGGCGGCGGCGACCGCGCCTGATTGCTAGTGATCTGTGTTCGCCGAAGCGGCGAGTAGCTCCGCGCGACGAGCGACCCGTTCTTCGGCGGAGATTTTGCCGCGGTAGTAGAGCCGGTCGATTTCGTGGAGCGTCTCGGGAGGAGTCGCCTCGAGCACCACTTCCCTGGTCTCCAAGGCCGTCGGCGATGCTTGCTTCCCAGCGTAGCGGCGGACGACCAACAGGCTGGTGACGAAGGCGACGCCGGCGAGGACCAC